CTAAACGACGCATCAGTTACGGTTATCTCGATTGCTACTGGAACTTCAGATGTTACGTTTACTGGGTCCATTGATGCTACTTATTACAGAACAGATAGCAACGTTGCCGGTAACCAAACATCGGCTGGTGTTATGGATTATAATCTTAACACAACTAGGTTCTTATCGTGGGGTGCTGCCGCAACTGATGGAACATTCAGTTGGCTTTGTGGTCAGGGTGGGTCCGCAGCATCCCTTGAAATGACACTTTCACCAACTGAACTAAATCTTCAAAACAACGCCATCACAACCACTGGAACCCTAAGTGCTGGTGATGTTAATCTATCCAGCACAAACCCCACATTAACATTAAATGCCACAACAAACGATAGCGGCATTATGACTATTGGGTTCGATAACAATAACACTGTTGCTGCTAAGAGCCAGATTGTAGCTGAGAGTGTTGGCAGTTGGGGGCGTTCTAACCTTCACTTTGTCGTTGATTACGCAGCGGATGCAAATGCGCCAGTATTAGGTACAGACACAGTTCTATTGCTTAGTGGTACTGATGGTTCGGCTACGTTTGCTGGTGATATTCGAGTAACAACCGGTGATATCCTACCAGCAGCCGATTCGACCATTCAAAACGTAGGAACAGTGGCAGACCCTTGGACCAATATGCACGCAGCACAGTTCTTTGGAACAGCAACATCGGCACAATATGCCGATTTGGCGGAAAACTATCTAGCAGACGCTGACTATGAAGAAGGTACAGTGCTTGACTTTGGCGGCGCTCATGAAATAACACAATCAAAACTAGACCATTCACGTAGGATTGCTGGTGTTGTATCGTTATATCCAGCAAGTCTTATGAATAGTGCATTAGAAGGTAACCATGTAACGGCGGTCGCACTACAAGGACGTGTGCCCGTAAAAGTTCAAGGATCGATACGTAAAGGCGATATGATGGTATCGGCTGGCAATGGTCGAGCACGTGCTGAAGCAGAGCCGATGATGGGTTCAGTTATTGGCAAAGCACTTGAAGATTTCGATGGTGGCGTCGAAGGTATCATTGAAGTAGTTGTGGGCGTTAGATAACGTTAAAACGTATCTTCGATAGTTATAAGTTTATCCTTTATAGTCTGTTCATTTAATGATGAAAATAAGGCGGGATGCAATGGTTTTGGCCAACCATTTAGTTTTGTCCAGCAATAACCACTATGTTCATTATTTAAAATAGGAATAAACTCATTCATTATAATGAATACAAACGTTTGATATTCGAACTTCTTATCGGCGCTTGTGAACTTTTCGATAGGTAATACCTTTTTATAAGGCACTGTCATTCCAAGTTCTTCTTCAATCTCACGCATAACACCTTCGAATTCGGTTTCATTCTTATGAACTTTGCCGCCGGGAAAGCACCAAGTATTGGCGTGACGATGATTGTCACGTAATAAAAATAGATATCGACGGGTATTTGTACAAAAGAATAATGCACCAGCACTTTTTATTTTCATACTGTATTTAACTACTTAGATGACGATGGACCAGTTTCCTGAACGATGAATGCCTTGATAACTTAAAATCCATTGTGTGCCATCCCATTTGTATTGAATAGATGTAGTGAGATTAGATACATACTGGGTAGAGGTGGTAGCACTTGCATCAAAAGATACTGCCCATGCACCGCCTGTATATTCGACAATATCATTTGCACTTGCTACAAGACTGCCCCAAGCATCGGGACCATCCGTATTATTAGCATCACCTACGTCCTGTGTGATTAAATATCGTTGACCGTTTGTAGCAGCAGCTAATCCAGCACCCGGACCACTTCGTAGCGGATCAATAATCTTATTTACAGCATCTAAACTATTGGTTGGGATAGTGTCTGTATCCACATTATAAAGAAGTTTATAGTCGTCGGCGGGATGTAAACTAACTGTTCCTACCACATCTGTATCGTCATCGAGAGTGATGCGTAACTGTGAAATGCCATTTTGGAAATCACCAAAAGCATCCAAAAATGCCTTCCAAGTGACTGTATCTTCACCAACCCGTGTTACGCCGCTTAATGGATCATTTTGATCTACGACTGTGTTGGTGTCTTCTAACAACTGAACTTCGCCATTTAGTAATAATACACTATAGTTATTCCACGTTGTTTTAACACGATTACCAAGAAGTAAATCATTGTCAATGATGCCATCATTGAAGCTTCCAGATTCATCAAATACGGAAGCAATAATGGTTTTGATAACGCCTAGCTTTTTTTGCTTTGCGGGCGGAGTAATCCAAATCGGAAGTTCGAATGTGAATGTTGCAATATCAATGCTGTCATCGGTGCCTGATGGAACATTCCTGTTAGAATACACTAGCCCAGTTCTTTCCATTCTGGTTAGTGAAGTCCAATCAATATAGTTATCAGTAGACTGGATTTCCAATGCTGGATTAAAAATCCATGATATTTGTTCAATAAGCATATGTTTTTGTGACAGATTACTTGTCCATATATCTACGTTAATAGTCATAGTATGTGGCGCTGGCATTAAACGCTCGATAGTGAATGCATTACCCTGTGTTGTAGTGAACTCGCCTGAATTTTCATCAAAGTCACGTTGGCGGATATGCATTTTATCAACGTGTGTTGGGTTCTGTAACCAGTCACGACGATAATCAAGTGCAGTGATATAAAATGCCATCATTGGTGTTGGAATCATTGTGTTTTCGCTATTACGACGAATGATTGCGTTAACTACTTCCGACGCATTGCCGTAACGAACAGGCACAGTTTTGTATTGAACATTACCAGCATCATCCTTGCCATATTCAACCTGAAAGTTGCTGAATACTCGGCTTATCTGTAATAAAAATCGTCTTATTTGTTCATCGTAAAAAAATCGCTGCACTTAGTTATCCTCGCTCGGAGTTAATGCTTTGCTTAACGCCACTCGTTCGTCCAACACAATATTATCATCGGCTGTGGTTGTATTATCATTATTTACGAAAGTATCACGTAATGTCAGACCGTCGCCCGGTGTCATTGACGTTCTTTCCGTATCCTCAATCTTAACCCATCGTGATCCGCTGTATCTAAATAATCGATTTGGTAAGTAATCCAAGCGAAGGAAATATTCGCCTTCGACGGGGTTACTTGAAAACTCAGTTCCACTAGTTATTGCGTAACCATTGGGCGCAAGTCCGTCGCCAGTTAGATAACCGTCAGTCCATCCATTTCCTTGCGGCGTTGTTGCGGATTGTGGAACGCCATTGGGATCAGTATAATCTTCTGGTTCACCGGGATTGCCTTCGCTATCACTATCCATAACATAGAACTGTGATGTGTCGTATCCAGATTGTGGAACTTCTGCTTCGGCAGCAGCAATAACCGCTGCGTTATTTACCAACTCGGTATTATAAACACTAAGAAGGTCACGTAATGTTTGATCGCCGTTTCCGTCTACATCGGTTCCTTCCTGAATTTGATTAAGAATAGCCGAATATTCCTGAGAATCAGTCATTGGTTTTACTTTAATACGCCATAGATGCGGCCACCACGTAGGCGAATACCCTTCCCCTGCACGGCTTGCATCATCTACAACATAAAACTTTTTTAGGGCAACAGGCACACCATCATTCAAATCCCAATAATCGATTAGATGCGGTAATTCCAAAACGTCACCGGGCAATATTTTACGTCCGATTCGTTCAACCATATCATTAATATGGAAAGTCAAATAAAGGTTATCGTTTGTGAGAAATGCACCAAATTGTTCATTGCTTAAATCATTATCTTGAGTATTATAATGTCCACGTAGTTCATACACATCAGTCTCGTATTTGCGGTCACGATTTTCCAAGAATAATAAATCCTGAATACCGAGAATGCCATCGGAAACTGGTTGTGATGGATCACTGGATGAGCCTTGATTATCGGCAGTACCCAATAACTTATGCACGAGCATAGATGTTCCGCCAATGGTAAATTGTTCAGAAACCTGACGGTCAATGAAGCGATAATCGTGGTCGTGCTTACCATTTTGCCATAAACTTAAACGAGGCATATATAATACTCCTTTTAGTTATTTATCGTAAATACACATATGACTTTAACTGTTTGTATAGGCAATGGCGAAACTCGTGAAAAATATAACCTTGAGTTACTCAATGGGCATAATACCTACGGATGTAACGTTATCGCAAGGGATTGGACACCAAAACACCTTTATGCGTGTGATAAAAAAGTAGTCGAAGAGATAGTTGAGTTGGGAAAGTCAGTTCATACAAGACCCGAATGGTATTCGAAATTCAATAAATATCCGTTTGTTAAATATTTCCCCGATTTACCACATAGCGGCGACAATCGACGGGATCAGCCAATGCACTGGGGTTCGGGCGGGTATGCTACATATGCAGCGTGTCAAACACATCCAACACAAATATATATGCTTGGGTTTGATATTTACTCACCGAATGGAAATAACAATATATATAAGGGAACTGACCACTATGCTAGTTCAGAAGATACGCCTGTAGACCCTAGTTATTGGATATATCAATTAAACAAACTGCACGAACTTTATAAAGATATTGAATTTATATATGTATATCCTTCTGACTGGATATGTTTCCCGGCATCGTGGATAACACCTAATGTTACGAGGATGGAAATGAAATACTTTAAAATAATAGTTGACAACGTTAGTAGGCATATTAACAACAAAGTCTTTCAAGTTACCTAAGTAAGTTAAATACAATAATGAGAAAGGCGGGGCTTCGGCTCCGTCTTTTTTTGTTGACATTTTGGTATATGAATGGTATATTGGTGCATGGATAAAGATAAGCAAAAGTTCTGGGATAATCTACGTGAACCCATTTTTGTACATTATGACTGTCATACCTGCATGTGGAGTAATCGTCCTGATTGTGAAGATATTGATGGGACGGGATGTATGGGTTTGGAACATCCCAGAGACAACCCTAACAATTTGTGGGAATGGGATGGTAAAACATACGAAGATGGATATGAATAAAGATAAGCAACAGTTTTGGGAAACGTTAACGCAACCTAATAAAAAAGGTTGTTACAACTGGATGGATGGATATGAATAAAGATAAGCAACAGTTTTGGGAAACGTTAACGCAACCTAATAAAAAAGGTTGTTACAACTGTGTGTTTAATAAAGATGACGAGGATGATTGCAACAACTGGGGTAACACGGCTTGTGAACAAAACCTTGAGGATTGGAAATGGGATGGTGAAACATATGACGATGGATATGAATGGCAGCGTCCTCGAACATAAAACATGTTCAGGATTGCGACATCAAAGATTATACCGCCGAGATTTAGGTGCTGCTGTGAAATCACCCGAGTCAACAGGAGTTTACTCATTGCGTATAATAGCAAGCAACGTCAGGTCGAGTTAGAAATGGAGATTAATCGTCGTGGATAACGATAAGCAAAAGTTTTGGGATGATTTAAAAGCGCCACCCCCGTATGAGCGTAGTTGTTGGAACTGTGCGCACGGAATGCGTGAAACCGATTTAAATGGCTTCCTAGTAATGGGCGGGTGTGCTGTTACTGCATTGAGATTTTGTAAACGGAGTGTATATAACAACTATAGCTTCGGCGATAAATGGGTTTTGCTTAAAAAAGAGGTTGACAGAAACGCATAATAATGTATAATACTTTTATGAAACACAGAATCAAAGATTATACCGACCGAGATTTAGCTGCTGCTGTGAAATCACCATATAATAGCAAGCAACGTCAGGTCGAGTTAGAAATGGAGATTAATCGTCGTGGATAAAGGAAATATTATGCGTATCAAACCTTCGTGAAAAAAGTGAAGAGGGTAACTGATGGATAACGATAGGCAAAAGTTTTGGGATAACCTAACTATTCCACCAGATGCAAGGGACGACTGTAGATATTGTGTTAGGGAAAAAATGTTTTCGGATGCGTATGATTGCATTTTTTACAGAACATACTGCGCATCGTGTATGAATGGTATCGAAGACCATTGGGAATGGAACGGAAAGTTCAAAGTCGATGAATGAAAAAGAAGCCTTTTGGAATGCACTGAGACAACCCGCGGTGAAAGGGTGTTGTAACTGTAAGTTTAATAAAAACGATGAAAATGATTGTATTAAATGGACCAGTATAGCTTGCGCATAAGAGAAACCATCACATCGGTATACCCTACCCGATTGGGAATGGGATGGAGAAACATTTGTCGATGAATATGATAATATCATTGACACGATAAAATAATCTGCTATAATGCAAACTATGGATATAGTAGAACAAAAACTTCGCGACCGACATCTTCAACCTGACCGCTATCATGTGTCGTGGGATGATGAAGTTGCGACTTTTCTATTGTTCAATCTATCGGGACAAATCATTGGATATCAAAACTATCGGTGGGATGCTGACAAACAGCAAGACAATGACCCGAGAATGTCCCGATATTACAAACATGTTCCGAAAGCTTCACGTTTAGAAGTATCCACGCCTGATGATTGTACAACATATCCGTGGGTGAAACGCCGTGAAAAAATGCAGCCGTTAGCAGTTTGGGGTTTAGAGACTTATAACTACCGTAAAGACGTTTTATTTGTAGTTGAGGGGGTATTTGACGCCACAAGGCTACATCACCTCTCCTTGCCCTGCGTAGCGGCTCTCAGCAACGATCCTAAGAAGCTTCTACCTTGGTTAAAGGCTTGTGGACGCCATACAATAATGATTTGTGATGGTGATAAGGCTGGTCGTAAGTTAGCCAAGCTTGGCAATGAATCGGTGATATTGCCTGATGGAAAAGACCTTGGTGATATGACTGATGCAGAAGTCGAAAAGGTAGTAGAAAAATGGATGTAGATAATGTATGAAACATATGAAAAATGCAAGTTTGCGATGGCGTTAAAAGGCAATATACCGCCCGTCTGTCTTGGGCTTGGCGAAACCAGTTTGGATTCTTCGATGCGGAACTATTATGAACTTGGATTATCGCCGGGCGGAATGCTTACTAAACTATTATCCAATGATGTTTTTGGTGCTTGGGATAGTTGCCATCCAAATCTAAAAGGTGAGCTTGGCTTGGCTACCGACCGTATACGAGCATACATACCCCGATATTGTTATGGCGATCCAGATACAGTTCAACGATGGATTGATATGGGCGGCATCGAAGGATGGCAAGATGCTGGAAACGATTGGGAATGTCCATGGACTATGCATACCCGTGAATGGTCCAAATACTATATAGATAGACAGTTTTGATTAAAAAATAGGTATTGACAATGCTTTTTATTATAGTATACTATATACTACACAAAAGGATATATTATTATGGCTAAATCAGCGTTATTAAAAACAAAAAGAAAGAACAAGGCTATCCGTTCGCCAAAGTTCGTTGATACAAAGTATCTCGGATTTGAACCGGAATGGGAAGGTGCTGATGAATGGGATGCTATTAAAATCGATAGGCAGAAGGTTTATGGATACAACTGGTATAACTATTTCCACGATATATCCGACCTTAAAAAGAATCTTCACGACTGGATGCAACGGGAAAAGTATTCAGTTACTGATATTAAACTGGTTAAGTCTTGTCCTGATACTAAACTTAGCACAGCCACGGTCGCATTAGCCACGATGCTTATGCGTGGAATGCCCGATACTGAAAGCGACTGGTTGCGTGACCGTATTGCCACGCTTATCGAACATGGCAAAACCGTAAAGGAAGTAAAGAAAAAGGTTGAAAAGAAAAAAGGATATCAGCCAACGATTCAAGAACGTATGCGTGAACAGTTATCCAATATCATTGGTGAAATGGACGAATGGGAAGATGGCGTAAGTAACGACCTCAAGTTCGCCGCACCCGATGTCATTGGCTGGCTGAAATCTAATGAGATTGCACAAGTGCATATTGCCAAGATTGTTGAATATTACACACCAAAACTCGAAGAAATCAAATCATTGAATAGTAAGAATGTTGCCGATGATTTAAAAGAAGGATATTCACATCTAACCAAATCAGACATAACCCGCATCATCAAGTTTTATGAAAATATTATTGATGGGCTTGGTGTTTATCATAAGTTCAAACAAGTTAATCGAAAGGTTCGCACAAAGAAAGCGCCTACCGCAGCCAAACTTGTGGCAAAACTAAAATATAAGAAGGAAGATAAAGACAATAAACTTGTCAGTATCAAGCCATCCGATATCGTGGGTTCTACTGTTCTGTGGGTTTTCAATACAAAGACACGTAAGCTTGGTATTTATAAAGCTGACCCAAATGCTGGACAACTTAGCGTAAAAGGTTCAACTATTATTGGATTTGATGAAAATGTAAGTGTTGCAAAGACACTACGTAAGCCAGCAGACCAGTTAAAGGAGTTCAGCAAGGCTGGTAAAGTTAAACTTCGCACATTCCTTAGTGATATTAAGGCTGTTGAAATAAAGTTGACAGGACGCATTAACGCCGACACTATCTTATTATCAACATATTAGGATAAACACATGGATAAGCAAAAGTTTTGGGAAGCATTAGCAGCACCATCCATACAACATTGTAATAACTGCGTTCATGGTAAACCTCACGGCGAATGGTGCAAATCCGATTTCTTTGGTACGATACTGGATTCAGTATGCGAATGTCATGCCAAACCCCGAGGGGAAATCCATGGTTCGGAAAGAAACCACCATTGGCAATGGGATGGAAAACATGAATAAGCAAAAGTTTTGGGAAGCATTAGCAGCACCATCCATACGTGGATGCCATGGTGTCCGCCGTTCTGACATAGATGGTTCAGAAAGAAACCCCCATTGGCAATGGGATGGTGAAAATGACTAAGGAAGAGTTTTGGCAAAACCTTAAAGACCCACTTCCATCGGATCGCATATGCGGTAACTGTAAATGGGATGAAACTTTGCATATTATCGGGAGGGATGCGGACTACAATGATCTTGACGTGTGCGATAGATGCACTAGATTTATAGTGATGATTAATCAGGAAGATTGCTATAATAGATGGGAATGGGATGGTGAAAATGACTAAGGAAGAGTTTTGGGATGATCTTCAATACGATCCTAACTTTGAACCCACAGAAGTAATAATGGATATTATGAAAACCCTTATTGAATAGGGGGTTACTGATTTATATCCTGCCGTGTATGCTGAAGTTGATAAACTTCCACAATGGCAATGGGACATTATTGGTGATTGTTTAGTGATGTATACGGAAACCAATGAACCTCTATGATTAACCTTGAATCCACGCTAATGGAGTATTTCCTACTTCAAACTGTTTAATAGATTCCATGCATTCGTCAATAAGTGCCTGACCTTCAGCCTTCAACGCATCACCGTTGAGGGTTGTTCCGCCACCGGGTCCAACAACTGTTGAAAACTTAGACCGTGCTTCGCCAAGCATCATTTTACATACACCTAATGAATACTGTTCAAGCCAAGGCAAGCATTCTTTATCTTGTAATAAAGTATCATCGGGTTTACGGTTATAAAGCCATAGCAAAATAGATTCACCAGACCCTTTGATATTACGCACAAGTGTAAGTTTCTTTGATACGGGTTCCCACGTAAAGTTGATATACCCACCAAACATTCTTGCGGCTAGTTCTTGATATTGATTAAATAGTTCGTATGTAGCAAGACCGCCAAGGCGACCCGCTTGTAAAAGATATGTATTAACGAAAGCGGCTTCAAATGGTTCAAACTGCGTTGCTTGACCAGCTGCACCAGAACCGATACCACGACGAAATACTTGACGAACTTCCATAATGTTATCATCAAGAATGTATTCCTGCTGACCTCGAACCAAGTCGAGAAATCCATAACTTTCTTCCATGGCGTTATCTGTGCGTTGACGAAATACACGTAAGGCACGATCCAACGCCATATCGATGTGGGCGGCGTCAAGTTCAACCGTGACCATTCCTGAACCTAACGACAGCATTATGTAATCAGCTACATTATTTCTTAGTGTTGATAAATCAGTTGGCATAGTTCACGTCCTTTATACTATTTATGCTTACAGTTGGTATTGTGCCATCTTCCGAGGTTTGATATAGTTTTTATATTGAAAGTTGCACAAACAATAAGGTATAATATTACTATACATTAAAAACAAGTAAATATTTACTTGTGGAAAGGAAACGATGACAGTGATTTTAGGGATTTGCGGATTTAAAGGCAGTGGCAAAGATACAGTCGCTGACCATTTAGTAGAACATCACGGATTTACCAAAATCAGTTTTGCTGATAAACTTAAAGATGCGTGTGCCACTATTTTTGAGTGGGATCGTGATATGCTTGAAGGTTCAACTGCCGAAAGTCGTGAATGGCGAGAAGAGGTTGATGAATGGTGGGCAAATCGGCTTGAAGTAGAAAACTTTTCACCTAGACTTGCGCTACAGTGGATGGGTACTGAAGCAGGACGCAATGTATTCGGACAGAATATTTGGTGTGCAGCAATGGAAAAGTTTATATTAGAAAATCCCGATAACTATGTTATTCCTGACGTTCGATTCCGAAATGAAGTCAAAATGATTCACAATATGCGTGGTAAGATTATGCGAGTAAAGCGTGGTCCTGAACCTGATTGGTTTAATGACGTAAAGGCTTGGAATAAAGTTGAAAAAGATGGGTCGATGCCAAACGCTATTCCGCCCAGTGTCATTAGTAATATTCATCCAAGTGAACGAGAATGGATTGGTGAAAAAATGGATATTCATCTTGAAAATGATTCCACTATTGAACGACTATGTGAAGTAACCGAAGTTATCCTTGGGTTGGTCGAAGTCGCTGGAGTTCCAGAAGACCTTACAAGTCAATCCGAAGATCACCTTGACGCCACCCTTGCGGATCAAGACTTAACTCAATCTGACAGTTAGAACACACCGTTTTAATATTTGATATATGTATATTATTTCGGTCATTATCAATAAAGAACACAAATAGCTGATCTTGGAACCGTGGCTTGAACCCACATTTTTCACATACTGATTTCTTAATATACCCCGCTCTAATCCAGCGGGGTTTTATTTTCATCAGATTTTTCTTCATACCTAAACAAGTTTCACATAATGTTCGATAATATATACGCCCATTACGGTAGCAGTTAACTGCTTTTGGCTCCTTGCCGCATTTATTGCATAGTGGTCTACCCATATTTTATTTAGCCCTTATAAGGGAAAGGTTTTTACCCGCTATTTTGGGCTATTGCCTAAATATATATAAGTAAATCTGTAACGATTTCGCATATATTTAGAGAGAGGAAATAATAATATGGTATTAGTAAGCCCCGGCGCAGAAGTAACAATCATTGATGAAAGTTTTTATGTTCCCGGTTTAACAGCAACCGTTCCACTTGTAGTTGTAGCAACAGCTCAAGATAAACTAAGCGGTGCAGGAACAGGAACAGCGGCAGGAACACTCGCCGCAGCAGCGGGCGATGTATATCTTATTTCATCGCAACGTGAACTAACAAATACATTTGGTAACCCATTATTTTACCAAAGCTCAAATGGTTCAGCCTTGAATGGTTATGAACTAAACGAATATGGTCTTATGGCTGCATACAGTGTTCTCGGTGTTTCTAACCGTTGCTATGTTGTTCGTGCAGACGTTGATTTGGGTGCACTAGTTGGAACAACATCTCGTCCGACAGGAAATCCATCAAACGGAACATATTGGTTTGATACTTCAAGTGCTTCTCTTTGGGGAATATTCCAGTGGAATAAATCAACTGGAACGTTTACAAATAAGATTCCAACGGTTATCACTTCGGCTACTGATCTTAGTGTTGGTGTTCCAAAAACTTCAATCGGCGCAATCGGAGATTATGCGATTGTGGCAACAAACGTCGAAAATCCTCTTTATTACAAAAACAGTAGCAACACATGGGTTCTTGTAGGTTCAAATGCTTGGCAGATTTCAGTACCAACAGTTCAAGGTACGGAAACTTCTCCTACATTCACAGCAGCTGAAACAATAGTTGTAAACGGAACAACGGTTACACTTTCTAGCACAACGCTTTCTAGTGTTGTTTCTGATATTAACACAGCGGGAGTTCCGGGTGTAACGGCAGCAGCAGTTAATAACCGCCTTGAACTCTATGCAGATTTGGATGCAGATACAGATGGTGATTCATCAGTTCTTGACCAAGGTATTCTACTTGCAGAAGGAAGCGGCACCCCGCTTGCAGATGCTGGTATTACGGTGGGAACATATTATGCACCGACATTAACACAAGCAGGACACACCAGTGTTCCAGCGTGGAAATCAACTGATACAACACCACGTCCTACTGGTTCGGTTTGGATTAAGACAACAACACCAAATACAGGTGCTGACCTTTCTATGTACGTTTACAGCACAACAACTGAATCTTTCAGTGCGGTTGATGCACCGTTATACGAAAATGATCGTGCAGCAAACAATGGATTAGACGTTTCTGGCGGCGGCGAAAGCATCGCAGTAGGAACGCTTTATACACAGTTTGATGTAGATGAAGATGATACAGCTACATATAAGATTTTCCGTCGTTATTCGGCTGGCGATCTTGAAGTAACAGGAACAGAAACATCTGCTGTTATTACAGCTTCAGACACATTCACATTACAAGAATCCGCAGTATCATCAACTACGCTTTCGGCAGCTATTGTAGTGACAACATCTGGAACAGACCTTACTTCATTGGCAAGTGACATTAACGGTGCTGGACTTACATATGTATCTGCTGAAATCACTTCAACTGGTGCACTAAAGATTAAGCATAGTGCTGGCGGCGTGATTGTTGCTAAAGACACAAGCGGAACACCACTTGCAGATGCGGGTATTTCAACAAGTATCACATCGGGGCAAGTTCGTGCTGGTAACAATGTCGATTTGATTTTATCAAACTGGGTTGCACCAACATATACTGCATCTTTGACCGCACCTTCACAAAATCCATCAGACCTTACTTACTGGTATGATGCATCGACTGATGTTGATGTTATGGTTCACGATGGCACAAACTGGGTCGGATATCAAAACCTAGCAAACGACACACGTGGCTTTGATCTATCGGATACTGATCCAGCGGGTGTTATTGTATCGGCAACGGAGCCAACAACACAAAGTGACGAAACAACTCTTGTTGTCGGTGACCTTTGGTTGGATTCGGGCGATCTTGAAAATTACCCAGCAATGTATCGTTATGAAACAGTTTCTGGTGAAAACAAGTTTGTTCAGATTGATAATACCGATCAAACAACTGAAAATGGTATCGTATTTGCTGATGCTCGTTATATGGGCGACACAACTACGGACGTAGTTACCGGAACGGTAACTACGGTGGCTGATTTGTTAGTCATTGATACGGTTGACCTTGATGCACCTTCGCCAGCACTTTACCCACGTGGTACACTATTGTTTAATACTCGCCGTTCAGGTGGAACAGTTAAGCAGTTCCGCACAGATTACTTCTCAAGAACAAACTTCAGTGATGTATCCGTATATCCAACACTTCCTACTGAAAAGGATGCGTGGGTAACGGCTTCAGGTAATAAATCTGATGGTTCACCATATATGATGCGTAAAGCACAACGTCAGATTGTATCAAAAGCTATGAAATCAATAGTAGATAGTAGCACTGATTTACGTGAAGAACAGCGTGCATTCACATTGTTAGCGGCACCGGGTTATCCAGAATTAATTGCTAACCTAGTAACACTAAACAATGATCGTGATTCTACTGGATTCGTAGTGGGTGATACGCCGATGCGTTTATCCACAGTAGGTTCTGCATTACAGAATTGGGCAACCAATGCAAGTGGTGCTGCTGGAACAGGCGAAGATGGACTTCTAACAAACGACACGTATCTTGGAATATTCTATCCTTCGGGACAGACAAATGATCTAAGTGGTAATACGGTTGTTGTTCCACCATCACATATGATGCTTCGCACACTTATTCGTTCAGATGATCGTTCATATCCTTGGATGGCACCAGCTGGTGTTCAGCGTGGACAGATCGACAATGCATCTGGTCTAGGTTATGTGGATATCAATGGCGAGTTCGTAGGAACTAACGTTGGTAAAGGAACCCGTGACACATTGTATGAAAATGACATCAACGCATTGACATTCATTAATGGAACAGGTCTTGTTAACTATGGTAACAAAACACGCCATAGTACATCATCCGCCCTTGATCGCATTAACGTGGCACGTTTGATGGCATATGTTCGTAGAGAACTTGATGCAATATCAAAGCCGTTCGTATTTGAACCAAATGATAAGATCACACGTGATGAACTAAAGCAAGCAGTTGAACAGTTAATGAATGATTTGGTTGCAAAACGTGGTATCTATGACTACTTGGTTGTATGTGATACGACTAATAACACACCAACACGCATTGATCGTAATGAACTTTACGTTGATGTGGCGATTGAGCCAGTTAAAGCAGCTGAATTTATATTTGTTCCAGTTCGCTTGAAAAACACTGGTGAAATATCTTCTGGAAATGTAGCAGCGGCAAACGGCTAATATAGCCATTATAAATGAAGAAATGGGGGTTTTATACCCCCGTTTTTTTGTCTAAAATTTAATAAATACTAATAACAAACAGGAGTTATATAATATGTCAGTTTCTTCATTGAACAAATTCACAGTTCCTTTGGATAATGACCAAAGCGCAAATCAACAGGGATTACTATTCCCAAAATTAGCATACGGTTTTCGTGCTACATTTGAAAACTTTGGTATCAGTTCTCCAAGAACCGAACTAACAAAACAAATCAAAACATTTGCTCGTCCGAAGCTAGCATTTGAACCACTAACAGTTGATGTATACAACTCAAAGGTACACTTTGCTGGTAAGCACACTTGGGAAGATATCACAGTATCATTCCGTGATGATGTATCTGGTGCAGTAACACGCTTGGTTGGTGAACAGGTTCAAAAGCAGTTTGATATGATGGAACAAAGCCGTGCTTCTTCTGGTATTGACTATAAGTTTATTTCCCGCTTCGAAGTTCTTGATGGTGGTAACGGACAGTTCGATGCCAACGTTCTTGAAACTTGGGAAATGTATGGTTGCTTTATCACAAACGTTGCTTATAGTGACGGTGATTATGCTTCATCTGAACCAATGACAGTTGATGTTACACTTCGTTTTGATAACGCAGTTCAAACACCACTTGGCACTGGAGTTGGTGTGGATATCGGTAGAACACTCGGAACAGTCTTTACAGGCTAATAGGATACTCGTATGAGTAGTGTAAACAAATTCCTAAAGCAGATTGTGCAGGGAGATACCGTGAGGGATTATGCTCACGGCTCCCAAGCTTTCGTTGCTGATACATATGCTTATCAACCCAGATATAAGCATCTGTTTCATGTTGTGTTTAACTTTTCTCCTGAAGCTAAACCATACCTTGATGGTAAAATCACCACCAACGAAAAAGGCGACTTGCATTTATTTGTAAAAGGATGCGACTTACCGCAGTTCAACATTGATATCGAAGACCGCAATCAGTACAACCGACATAGAACAACACAGCATAGAATAAACTATCAGCCAGTTGGAATAACATTTCATGATGATCAGAGTGACATTATTCGTAAACTTTGGTATGCATATTATAGCTTCTTTTATCAAGACCCTGAATATTCAACAAATTCATCAACATTGGACCGTGCGTATACGGTGAATGATGTTTATTCAAATCGTGAACATATTTCATGGGGTATGGATCGTGGACCACGTAATGCATCATCCGCAAAACAGTTTTTTACTGATATTCGTGTATATTCTATGTGGCAGAAGAAATTTGTTGAACATACATTGGTTAATCCTGTTATTACATCTTTCGGTCACGACAGACACGATTATGCAGATGGAACATTTATGGAACATAATATGCAAGTCCAGTATGAAACAGTGGTGTATGCCACGGGTCTTGTCAATGATGATTCTCCTAAAAACTTCGCCATTGATCATTATGATAGAACACCTAGTCCAATAACTCCATTGGGCGGCGGAACTAATTCTGTATTCGGGCAAGGTGGATTACTCGATGCCGGTCTTGGTGTTGTTGAATCATTTTCATCGGGCAATATACTCGGTGGAATATTTGGTCTTGGTAGAACAGTATTTAATAATCGTAACTCGGATTTTAAAAGCATTATCACTGATGAACTGAAACAAGCTGGAAAAGATTTTTTACGTGGTAAAAATCCACTTTCAAACTCTGTATTTCCAAGAATGTCGAATATAGTAAAATCTAATAGTGCCCAAGGAAACTCACCGCCGCCCAATAGAACGGTAAATAGTAATACAGTGATATCTCAAAAGCAAGTAATCCAGAAACGTTCAACTCCTGTATCTACTATGCCACCTATAAATAGAGGGCGGTCTAAAGTTACACTTATAAATACTCCTAATAGAAACTTGAGCGATACTGAAGGGAGTTTTTAATGGCAGTCCGATATACAAACTTACCAAATACAGACTTATCTGTTGAACAATCACAGGAAGATAAAACCAGAACATTCTTTGACGGATATTTTGAACAGTCGGTAACTATTACTGGTGCAGAATGGGATGTGGTATATGCATTTTCTCTTAATAAAACAGGAAATGAAGATCAAGCAACATCGTTATCGGAAGCTATCATTGCTAGTGCTGATGCACAGGAAGTTAATACAACCGATGTAATCAATGAGTTAAAAAAATACGATAGTTTACATTTGGATCAAGTGCTGGCATTGTATTTCAATGAAACACGCAGGGGCACAAGTTTATTAGGTTATTCCAACCCTATCGTTCCCAATAAATATGTATCACGAAATATAGATGCCTAACTTTGCAAGAGGTAAGTTTTATCCCAAAAATCCACAAAAATATGTAGGTAATAAAGTCCCTACGTATAGATCATCATGGGAAATGAGTTTTATGGGTTTCTGCGACCAAAATCCGCATATTGTTCAGTGGGCTAGTGAGTCTATAAAAATACCATACCTTGATCCAATCGATGGTCGCCGCAGAAAATACATTCCAGATTTCTTAATACAATATCACGATAAAAACGGTAAAGCGCATACTGAACTGATTGAAATAAAACCAAAGAAACAAACAACCTTGAAAGAAGCTGGTCGTTCTAAGAAAGCACAGGAAGCCGTTATACTTAACGAAGCCAAATGGAAAAGTGCAGTCGCATTTTGTGATAGAATGGGTATTATATTCCGCATTTTAACAGAGGATGATTTATTTCTTAACGGAAAAAAACGTAAATAAATATAATATGAAACAGTTAGAAGATATTTTGAACCTTGCCCCTGCCGAAGCCGATGATGATATCGAAGAATACGTAGAAGTTGATACGGAAAAAGCAAAACACGACATTGAAGAATACCAAAAAGCATCGGGCAATGCCGACCATATTGATGCAGCATTACCGCCAGTAGATGGTCTTGATGAACACGCCAGAGAAATGGATAGTTTGGCAAAAAAAGCAGAAGAGGCATATGACGATCTAATAAACCTTGGAATGAATGTAGATACACGTTCATCGGGGCGTATTTTTGAGATTGCGGCATCTATGCTAGGTCATTCTATTTCTGCAAAGAATAGTAAGATTGATAAGAAGCTAAAAATGCTTGATTTACAGCTTAAAAAGCAAAAACAAGACCGTGATGCTGGTATCGATGATGATACTATTAAGTCAAGCGGTGAAGTAGTAGATCGTAATGAGTTTCTGCGTGAGTTGTTAGCTAATAAAAAAGACGAACAATGATAAATACAATAAGTGAGGATATCGTTAAATGAAAACCTTTAAGAACTATTTAACAGAAAGTGTTAAAGAATATAACTTCTGTGTAAAATTAGCTGGGCTTGATGAAGCGCCGGATATGGACCATTTTGAGACAATGTTTGAGAAGTATGGCTTGAAAAGCATGTCAAATTTCAAACAAACCCCAATTCAGGAACACCCGATGGACTTTTATAATATCACAAATAGTGATGTATATATTTCAGAAGTATCTTTTGATTACCCAGTAACTTCAAATGAACTTTACCATTACATTCAAGAACAATCAGGGCTTACGGGTAAGCAGGTTGTTGTGATTAATTCATCTCATCCAGAAGAAATTTCACGTGAAGAAAAAATTTCCAAAGGTGAAGAGCCTTATGTGCCATTATTGGATTCAGAATATGAACAAGATGCATATGAGATTGAATATGGTGATGCATATAATGGTAATATGTTGAAAGAGCTTGAAACCCGTCAGTATGAATTCGATGCAGGTAAAACACCAGCAGCAAAAACAACTAACGATGATCCTATAAATACAAAAGCAGTTATGAGTGATCGTGGCGAATACAACTCGGGGAAAAAATAATGAACTTTAATGACGTATATAAGAAGATTGCACTTCTAGAAACTGAAGGCGAAGGCTGTGAATGTGGACCTGAATGTAAGTGCGGCGGTAAATGTGGCGGCAAATGCGGCGACGGTAACTGCCCTTGTGAATGCGGTGATAACACTGGTAATAAAACTAACGAATCCTATTTTGCAGACGAACGTAAGGGTTCGGGCAAATCGGGCGAAAAAGTTTCCGAAAACAGTAGTAAGATGCCACCAGAACTTGTGGAGTTGATTCAGAAGTATAAGAAAGCACAGGAAACTCGTAGACAGTCATATCGTGAGCTAGAAAAAACTGGCAAGTATAGCGATGCTGAAATCGTTCAGCAGCTACCAAGCACGAAAATCAAGACTGCTATCAACCAACTATTGAGCAAATATTATAAGCAATACCCAGAACAATCACGTAAATGGGCAGAACAGATTCCAGAGTCAGCAAAGATGAAAAGAAAAAACAGCAAACTTTATGAAGAAGCTCAGATTAATCTATCTATTACGGATTTGTCGTCAACTGATGCAGAATCATTGTCGCAACTACTGCACCTTGCTGGTATTGCACAGACAAAAAGCGTTAGTTTTGACCAGCCAGTAGATGATATGATGGGCGATCCAATGGGTGATCCAATGGGTGGCGATGATATGGGAATGGAACCTATAGGTGGAGTTCCCGGCGATCTTCCACCAATGGGCGGAGATACTATCGGTGTTGATGATATGGCTGCACTTGATCAAGAACCAGAAATGGACATGGAACCAGAAATGGGCATGGAACCAGAAATGGGCATGGAACCAGAAATGGGCATGGAACCAGAAATTGGCGGTGATTATGAAGGTGGATTTGATGCCGAAATGGGTGCTGATGATGCTGGTATGGAGATTGAACCATTAGATGATTTGGGTCCAATGTCAGCAGACGATGATATGGCTGTTGCCAACACATGGGATAATGATTCAGCTGAAATGGATGGAGAAATGGATAGTCCAGAAGAACTAGAAGATGATTTCAATATGAACGATCTTCTTCAACTTGCTGGAATGGAAAGACTACCCGAAGATGAAAAAGTTTGGGATAATGAGCCAGACGAAGAAACATCAAGCGAATATAGTAATATGCCTAGCGGCGGACCAAATATGAAGAAGTCTAAGCGAGCTGGTGCACCACACGCAGTTAAAGTTGTAGAACGTGCAAACTCTTTGCGCAATAAACTAAAAAACTATAAGGATACATACACTATGAGCGATATTAAAAAATTAATGGAAGCTATCGATACTCTTGAAGCGGAAGCTATTGAAGAACAAGAAACAACGATTGAAGAAGTTGAACTTGACGAAGCAGAAATGACCGATAAGGCAAAAGAAGCATGGTCCCGCAAACAATGGACCAAGAAAGATGATTCCGATTCCTATAGAACCAAAAATTCAGAAGAGGAAGAGGAAGATAAGCTTGAAGAAGCAGAAATGACCGATAAGCAAAAAGAGTTCTTCGGTAAGAAATCTGACAAAAAAGACGATTCCGATGATGATAAAGAAGAAGTAGACGAGGCATTCGAAGAAGACCCTGACGGAATGGATGCGCAAAAACGCCAGTATGCACGCGATCATTCTAAAAAGTTAAGAGATCAAAAATCTAAAGAAGAAACTAACGAATCTCATGAACAAAAGATTCTTGCCACTAATGGCCAGTATGTAGTTAGTTCTGGACCTTCATCTGACGGAAGCCGTATTACAACTGTTACATTTAGAGATAACGTAATTTCTACTGGTGATTTTGATCGAGGAGCCGATGGCTGGTTTATGAATATTGATGGTCAGCAAGGACAAGAGTTCTTTTCTGATGCACAGGCAATGGCCGATTTTTTCGCACAAGGTGCTAAAATTGAAGAATCACATTACCATGCTATTCTAAATCAAATGAAAGCAACTGTTAATCATAAATAACGTTACTAAAAAAATATAATCAATAAAAAACCCCAGATTTTGAAGTCTGGGGTTTTTTCTTTAAACAGCTTTTTTATAAACCACCTTTCGGTATGGTTCAAGATACTTAGCCCAACTAGGATGCTTAATCATCAGTGGCTTATCACGCATAGCGAACATCATCTGATGTGGATCAGGTTTATAAGGTTCACGAATAGGATGCATTTCCATACGGTCAGCCTTCTGTTCATTACACATCTTACATGCAGTGGCACAGTTTTCCCACGATGTTTTCCCACCCAACGCACGAGGACGCACGTGGTCAATCGTTAGTTCGCCTTTTTCAAAAGTATCACTGCAATACTGACACTGATATAGATCACGCAAGAAAATATTATCCTTGCTGTATCTAACAGCCTTCTTGAAATCAAAGTATTCAGTAGTGATAACCAACGCTGGTACAGGGAATGCAAGCTTTTGACTGTGCACAACCCAATCGTCATAGTGTGCTATTGTTTTGACACGATCTAGGACGAGCAGTTTCATTACACGTTGCCACGAAATTGCGCTCAGTGGTATTACTGACATTGGCTCATATGATGCGTTAAGGACCAAACAATCGGTCATTTTCTTTCTCCTATTAAGGGTATTTATGCCCCGTCTGCTATTATATCATAATATAACTTAAAGTCAATATAAAAGATAAATATCATATGACGGTTGAATACACCAATAACCGATTAACCACCTTGCAAATATATTATTATGTGCCGGATTACACTTCGTTAATCCAAGAGTTTGTCTGGCAATATGAAGACTGTCAGCCACAATACCCACGAACACACCAATTTCTCAATTATTGGCACATCAACATCGACGCCGTTATTTCTGAAATTTTACTCGCCCACACTACTAAATATGGTGCAGAAAAAATACAACGGGTTGATTGGTTTCAGCCTAGATAGGGAGATAAAATGTCAGAAGAACTAGTTAAAAAACCAAATATGAAAATGGTATATACACGTGAGCAAATGATAGAGTTTGCAAAATGTGCTGATCCGATAACTGGTCATAAATATTTTCTGGAAAATTATTTCTATATTCAGCACCCTACCAAGGGTCAACTTAAATATTCACCGTTCGAGTTTCAAGAAAGACTGGTGGATACATATCACCACAATCGTTTTGCCATTGCGCTTATGCCACGACAGACGGGAAAATCGACAACAGCAGCGGGATACCTATTATGGTTTGCTATGTTCAAGCCTGATAGTATTATTCTTGTAGCAGCACATAAACAATCAGGTGCAGCTGAGATTATGCAACGTGTGCGATACGCTTACGAACTATGTCCCGATTTCATTAGATGCGGCGCAACTACATATAACAAAAACTCATTGGAGTTTGATAACGGTTCAAGATTGGTGGCACAAGCTACGACAGAAAACACGGGTCGTGGTATGTCAATCACGTTATTATATCTAGACGAATTTGCATTCGTTCGTAATACAATCGCCAGTGAATTCTGGACTTCAATGCGTCCTACGTTAGCAACAGGTGGTAAATGTATTATCACATCAACGCCAAACTCCGATGAAGATCAGTTTGCCCTAGAATGGAAAATGGCAAACAAAACTGTAGATGATTTTGGAAATGATACGGGTATTGGAACGAATGGATTTAAAGCATTCAGATCATTCTGGCACGAACATCCAGACCGTGACCAAAAATGGGCAGACGACGAAGAACAGGCTATTGGTACTGAAAAATTCAGGCGGGAACACTGTTGCGTGGTACACTCTTCTTTGATAACTATTCAAGATGAAAATGGTGCCACTAGTATTGTTGATATAGGAACACTGTATAAAAAATTTAGAGATGATGATTTCCTTGATAAATAAGTATGAAACGATTTCAAGGAGAATATAAATGAGTGCTACATACGAAACATCAAAAATTGACAATGAAAAATATTGTAAATCAAATGGGCAATTCACGAAACATCTTAAACAACATAGTTATACATATCAGTCCTATTATGAAGAATACATCACGGGTATTTCTCCAAAATGTAGATGTGGATTATCTTTAACATTTTATCAACATACACATACATATGCTAATAGTTGTGGCGCACCAAAATGTGTTGGAAAAAGTGTGTCGGAAACCAAACAAAACTGGACAGATGAGCAACGACACTCGGATTCTGAGAACAAATCCAATGCTGCATCAAAGAGAACACCCGAGCAAATCCAAGAACAAGTGGAAAAATCCAGAGAAACCTTCCGTGCAAAATATGGCACAGAATGGGCGACACAAAGCGACGAATTTAAGGATAAGGCCAAGAAGACCAAACTGGATAGATATGGCAATGAATACTATTCTAACTGGAAAGCATCGGCGGCGACCAATGGGGCCAAATCTTCTGACGAACAGAATGAAATAAATGAAAAACGTCGCAAGACAAACATTGAAAAGTTCGGTGTGGGTAATACCTTTTTACTTCCAAACATTTCAAAAAAGTCTGGAAAAGGTAACTCTTCGGTAAAAGATTATGAACTCCCGAGCGGTAAAATTATTGGTATTCGAGGCTATGAAAATATGGTGATCGATGCTTTACTAGAAACATATACAGAAGATTCTATTAGTGTACATAACGATTATGAAGAATATGTAATAGAAGTCTTTCAATATAATTCATATGAAAAAAACCGAGTAAAGAAATATTATCCAGATATTTTTATTCCAGATGAAAATCGTATCATTGAAGTTAAATCAATGTGGTGGTGGAATGCCAATGGCCGTGATGGTTATGATGGTAGAATAGTAAATAATCTTCGTAAAAGGGAAGCAGTTATAAAACAAGGATATTCGTATGAGGTATGGCTCTTCACGACTAAAACCAATTATCAAATACTAAAAACGAAGGATGATTTTGAAAAATGGGTGATTTAGCTCCAAACATAAAAAACTATAAAGTATTGACGCCGGATGGCTATAAGGATTTTTCCGGAGTATCTTTTATGGGAGATAAGGCAGTATGGAAGCTGACTTTTGAACAAGGTGTAATATTGGAATGCACAGAAGATCATAAATTATATCAAAACTTGATTGACTATAAAGAGGCAAAGGATTTTGATATAGGAGATGTGGTATTAAGTTCAGAGGGACATCTTGCACTTATTGCACGAGAATATATTGGTGTTCGGGCTGTGTTTGATTTGGTAGAAGTCGAAGATGGCCACCGATATTATGCTAATACAGTATTGGCATCAAACTGTGAGTTTATTATTCACGAAGAAACTTTGATTAGCGGGTTGAAGCTAGTTGATATGGAAGGTGTTACGCCAGTAAGAGTGGATGGTCAGGTGCGATGGTATAAAGAACCATCAAAAGGTCATGTATATCTTGTTGGATTGGACCCCGCTATGGGAACAGGCGGCGACAACGCAGCCATCCAAATATATGAACTACCTGAAATGATTCAATGCGGTGAATGGATGCATAATAAGTCCGATATTCCAACACAAGTGAGAGTAATGAAATCTATTTGTGCCCACCTAACCGATGTTACAGGGACAAAAAATGATGTATATTATTCTGTTGAAAATAACTCAATCGGAGAAGCTGCATTAATCAATATTGCCGAACTTGGTGAGGAAAATATCGATGGTATATTCCTGTCAGAACCGAAGAAACTTGGTAATGTTAGGAAGTTCCGCAAAGGATTTAACACGACTGAGAACTCTAAGATTGCGGCTTGCGCTAAGTTTAAAGTAATGATTGAATCAGAACGAATGATTGTTTATAGCAAACCACTTATATCTGAAATGAAAACGTTTGTTGCAAAGGGACGGTCATATTCATCAAAGGAAGGTGAAAACGACGACTTGGTAATGGCTTCATTGCTTGTAGTGCGTATGGCAACGGTATTAAAAGACTATAATCCCACGTTAGAAAAGCATATGCGGGACCATAATGAGCAAATGGTGGCACCATTGCCGTTTTTCTCATCTATATCTGGAATGAGTGGCTGGAGATAAGCTGACTTAATAATCTGTCAGTGATAAATACCATTAATAGAAAAGGTGCGCTATGAAAAACAGAGAAACAATCGCCGACGAACTTTATTATAAGCTGAGTAAGTTTGCAGACCTACATATGATGGATAGTGAAGGTAATGTTACTGATACTATCGATGAAGCTGTAATCTTTGAAGTAAACTACGGAACAACCACTAATACCAAAATCATCACATTTAATATGTTTGATCCAGAAGTTCTTGAAATGCTATATAGTGATAATATTACTGATGGTATGCGAGGCGATGAACGTAAAAAATTCTATAGCTTTGTAGACGAAATGCGCGACTTTGCTAATACAAGAATGATGAACTGGACTGTTGAGCCATACACCAAGGCTCGATTTGATAAGAACGATTTTGATTTAAAACGTAACAACAGCACCTATGATCATAAAGATGCAAGAATGGAGAGTAAAATGTACGGTTCAAGACGCAGTTCTTATACAGAACAAGCAAATACACGATTAATCGTTCGTCATAATAGACCGATTGATGAAGAAGTTCAAGGTTCACGTTCAAGAAATATCAAAAGCATTTATATTGAGAATGCTGCTGGTGAACGTTTCTTGGTGCCTCGTAATCATATGCCTACCGCCCGTGCAATGGCACGACATGTAGCAAATGAAGGAGCAATCAATGATGATATTGCGGAAGCAATCGTTGAAATGCACGACGAAATGAAGGCGCTTAGTAAGTTTAATCGCAAAGCTCGTGACACATCAAATATGATGGAAGGCGCAGCCGAAGTTCTTGAAGCATCTAAATGCCGTTACAAAAAAGTAAAGAATACACTAGAATCTCTCCAGAAGCAAAAAGGGTATTCAACATTCGCCGAAAGTTTTGCAGTAAGTTCACAGCTAGACGAAGAAGACACATTCGAAAGTCTTCGTGACACACTTACAAAGAAAATATACAATGAAGAGTTTGATGATGTTCTTCCATATCTTAATCGTGCAATCGCAGAAAAACAAGAAATGGATGTTGCTGAAAACGAAAAGAAAATCGAAGAAAGAGCGCAAAACGTATTGCGTATGGAAAGCCTAACACTAGACGGTAATCCAGATATTGACGAAAGCCTACGTGCACAGGTATCCGAAATGATTGAAGAAATGCAAATGATGCAGTTTGAATCAGAGGATGCTAAAAAAACAGCAGTAAAAGAAACACAAAAGACCGTCCTTGAGTTCTTTAATGAAAACGTATTATCACGCACGGATGAGTTCAATGAAGCATTGGACCTTGAAAACCGTGTTGACGAAGGCATGGCGAAGCATATGTTTATGCTATGGAATAATGGTTCGGTTGGATACAATCAACCTACTGTAACGGAAAGTGAACTTGGTGTATTTGAAAACTGGGTTGACGAACTGGGCGGCAACGACGATGATATTTCATCAGAAACCGAAAATGCTGCCGACGAACTAATGCAGTTCGGTTACGATATTGGTAACACACACGCACATTATGATTTTATCATGCACACGGGTGAGCTACTACGTGACAATGAGTTTGATGCACTAGAAGATTATGTAATGAGTGCAGATGAAGAAGCACGAGACAAAGCTATCGATGTCATGATGGACGCTGGAACAAATCTTTCTGATATGGTTCAGGCTTGGGAAAATGATCCAGAAGCTGACGTAGAAACAGGTGATGAAGATATGGATGTCGAAGAAGGCTATACTGTATTCCCAGAACTTACTGACCACGAGAAAGAACGCTATAAAAATCGTGACGCAGAAGGTCTTGAAGGTCCATTCCGATTGAAGTCAGGCAAGTTTGTTTATTATGACAAGCAAGCAGGAAAATACTATGACCCAGATAGTGATTTCTTTATGAGTGACGAAGACTATTTCGCCCACGATAAACCTGAACGCTTTAACGAAAGTGACGAAGCGGACGACGACATGGAATATATGAAAAAGATTGCAGGATTAAAATAAATGAATGATTTGGATTATATGAGAAAACTGGCTGGGATCGGTGAACCAACGGTTAATGGACAACTACCAGCATCATTCACGGATACAACCCCCCGTTCATTGAATGCACGTAAAGTAGCAGCTGAAGAAATGCGTCAAAAAATGTCGGAAGTCGAACAGCATACTGTAACGGAACTACCCCCACCGAAGATCGATGGTTACGGATGGTTGAAAAAACCAGTAACCAGTAAGTAATAATACCCAAACTTTTTTTATTTTTATATAGTATTTGATAAATACAATGCGTTATAATGGTTATATTGAATAAGCATTGCAACGATAGATCGCACAAAGTGATCAAGGCATAGACTACAATAGGCTACACATAGTAGCCAAGGCATATACGGCATAAAGGCATAGGAGCATAAACATGGCACGTAAATCATTAGCGGACATCCGCGACCAACTAAAAAAAGAAGCAGCAAACGAAGGTAAATCAACCTTTGTGAACGATAACGCAAGTTATCCATTTTGGCAAATCCCAGTAGATACCACAGCAAAAGTAAGATTTTGCCCAGACGGCGACGAAGCTAACGTTGAAGGTTTTCACGTTGAGCGTCTTATGATCAATCTTGAGTTTTCAGGCGTTGTGGGCGATCCAACCAAAGAGTTTGTAAAACTACAAGTTCCTTGCGTGGAGATGTATAACGATGGGTCTAGCTGCCCGGTTCAGGCTGAAATCAAGCCTTGGTATAAAGACCCAGCAATGGAAGCGCAAGCTAATAAATACTGGAAGAAGCGTTCTTATATCTATCAGGGATTTGTACTTGAGCATCCGGGATTTGTTGATCGCAACAACAATGCGATGGAAGATAATACCCCAGAAAACCCAATCCGTAGGTTTGTAATGAACCCCGGCTTACACAAAAAAGCACGTTCTATTCTTTTAGACGACTTGGATGCGTGGCCAGATGATTATGAAGCAGGTCTTGATTTTAACATCCGCAAAACACAGGATGGTAAATGGGCTTCTTACGATCAATCTTCGTGGGCACGTAAGGAATCTGCATTAACAGCAGAGCAACTTGCGGCTATTGAAGAATACGGTTTGAGTACACTAAGTGACTTCCTACCACGCAAACCTTCTGATGTTGATTTGAAGGTTATTATGGAAATGTTTGAAGCGTCAGTTGACGGTGAAAAATATGACCCAGAAAAGTGGGCGGCATATTACCGTCCTTGGGGAGTAGACAAACCAGAAGGTGCGACACGTGATGATACAACATCATCAACGACAACATCAACTCCAACAAAAACTACGAATGATGACGAAAAGCCACCGTTCGACGTTGAAGAACCAAAGAAAGAAGCTCCAGTAGCTGAATCTAAAGGCGACTCATCTGATCGTGCGGCGGACATTCTATCAAAAATTCGTTCACGTAAACAACAGGAAGCTTAAACCCCCACGTGGCTGTGACGTTTAAGTAATCTTTTTGGACCCCGCCGATATATCTTTTCGCTATTAGATATAGCGTTACAGAGTCCAATAGTGATGCGAATGCAGGGATAGCATCACATCTTTTTTAGGAGAATAATAATGCCCCGTCCCTTCGATGTGAGCAAATTTCGAAAAGACTTAACTAAATCTATTGAGGGAATCAGCTTTGGTTTCCACGATCCTACCGATTGGATTTCAACAGGAAACTATCTACTAAACTATCGTATTAGTGGTGATTTCAATAAAGGTATCCCGCTTGGTAAAGTAACCATTCTTGCCGGTGAATCTGGGTGCTTGCCTAAAACCGCATCAATAAAAATCAGATATAAGCCGAAATAAATGTATCTTACCAGTCTTCTATGCTAAATACTATAAAAGGAGACTGGTATAATGATAACCAAACAAACAGAGCGATTTTTAAAAAGAAAGCACGTAAGGGATATTTTATTAAGTAAGGTTTTAACTTCATGTCATTATGAACGACTGAATGATTTCTTTGATCATTATGGAACCCCGAAAAAAGTAGAAAATATGTTAGCCACTATTGCATGTTTTGTGTTATATGATTTGAATAATTATAAAGGGAGATATAGGCGGCTCAAAGGGATTTCAGGCACTTCAATATATACGCAAGTCTTGCGTTATGGCAAAGCTAATTTTAAAGAAATATATAAAACGCAAACAACCCGGAAGAAAGCAGGGTTTAAAAATTGCTCAGAATACTGGATTAATCTTGGATATACTGAAGAAGCCGCCAAGCAGGAAGTAATTAAAATACAGAAAGCCCGAAATATGTTGTCAGTTGAGAAAACAAAAGGAACTAGTGAATATACATGTAGGTCAGTAGCTTTTTGGCTAAAACAAGGTTATACTGAGCTTGAAGCTAAAGCAGAGGTTTCAAATATTCAAACAACCAACGGATTGATATATTATACAAAGAAATATGGCGAAGATATAGGGCGTGTAAAATACGAAGCTAGAATTAAACAATGGCAACAAACTCTTTCAAATAAATCAAAAGAAGATAACGCTCTCTTTAATTTAAAAAAATCACATAGTATAAAAGGGGGCATGGCCCGTGGTTTATCATATGAGGAAGCTTTAAATAAATACAATGATTATTGTGAAAAAATGAAAAGTAAACCAACGCAACGGTTTTCAAAGATTTCCCAGCATTTATTTGATGCTATAACGAAGTATGTTCAGGGAAATATGTATTATGAAACGAGAAATTATGAATATTTAATTGATGGCTTGCGTGTTGATTTCTTTCATAAAGATTCAGGGACGGTTATTGAATTTCATGGTGATTACTTTCATCGTAATCCATTAATGTATGAAGCAGATATGAAGTCATTCGGGTATACGTCCAAAGAGAAATGGGACTCGGATTTTATCCGGGAAAATAGAATACGAGATTGCGAACTAGTAAAAAAATTAGTTATTATTTGGGAATCAGAATACCGATCAACCCCTGATATAATTATTAAAAAATGCGTAACTGAAATAGGAGAATAATATGTTTACTGAAAAAACAGTATCAGTTGAAGAATTAGAACAGCTGTATAAGTCAAATAGTTATGATATTGAGATTGATACACCGGACGGTTATCAATCAATAGTCAGCTGGTTTGATAAGGGCGTTATGGGGATGGTTAAAATTGGAACTGAAAATCATCAGACTGAGTGTGCTGAAAACCATTTAGTTCAGCTTGAAAGCGGTAAATGGTTACTTGCGTCTGAATTAAGCTATGGTGATGTGATTTTGACTACTTCAGGCCCCGAGAAAATTATCTTAGTATCCACAATTGATGATGCTGAATGTTTTGATTTTGAGGTCAATCATGCTAATCATCGATATTGGGGAGATGGCATTTCCAGTCATAATTCTGGTAAATCATTTATCGCATCGGGTAACGTAGTAAAAAATGCACAAGATCAAGGCATCTATGTTGTCCTTATTGACAGCGAAAACGCACTTGATGAATCTTGGCTACACGCACTAAACGTAGATACAAGTGAAGATAAACTACTACGTTTGTCAATGAGTAAAGTAGACGATGTAGCAAAAACTATCGCATCGTTTATGAAAGATTATAAAGAAATGGATGAAGCAGAACGTCCGAAGATTCTATTTGTTATTGATTCTTTAGGTGCATTGCTTACTGACATTCAGATTGACCAGTTTACTGCTGGTAATATGAAAGGTGACTTTGGACACAAACCACGTGCATTAAAGTCATTGGTTATGAACTGTGTTAATATGTTCGGTAACTACAATGTCGGTCTAGTGGCTACAAACCACACATATGCATCACAGGATATGTTTGATCCAGATGATAAAATCAGTGGCGGTTCAGGTCCAATCTATGCGGCATCTATTGTTATCGCTATGAAAAAGCTGAAGTTGAAAACTGATGCTGATGGCGTAAAGACTTCAAAGGTTCACGGTATTCGTGCTAAGTGTAAGATTATGAAAACACGATACAACAAACCTTTTGAGGATGCAGAACTTCAAATCCCATACGAAACAGGCATGGACCCGTATTCGGGTATGTTGGATATGTTTGAGGAAAAGGGTATTCTTGTTAAGCAAGGAAATCGCCTTAAATATGAAACCAAAGCTGGTGAAGAAATCATTGAGTTCCGTAAAAACTGGTCTAACGATAAACTTCAAATCGTTATGAACGAGTATATGGATACACTTGATAATCCAGAGCCGGTGGTTGAAGAAATCGAACCAGAAGAAGTCGTCGTAGAAGAAGTTGAATAAATACACGAAACGAGGATAACAAATGGATACAGAACTACTAGAAATCTTTTGGGAAACAGTTAAAGAATATGTTCCAGCCAAGGATCGTCAAGTCGCAGCGGACCACGTTGTTACAAACTTGATTGATTCCGGATTGGATGAAGAAACTGCAATGGTATTAAAAGCATTGGATTCACATATGAAGGACGCTGTGTTAGACCATTTCCCCGAAGATGAAGACGAAACCGAAGACGAAGATTGGGAATAGAATATGAGTTGGTATGGACGTATTACAAAAGACCTCGGGGAAATCCCCGGTTTTATCAGATATTGTGAAAAAGAACTCCTTGAAGCAAGGGAAGACATTGACACATCTGGTAACTTGGAAAAGAATCTAGCCCAACTTCCAGCTATTACCGAAGTAAGATTTAGCCAGCTTCAAGAAGTTGAGGCTGTGCTAAACCTTCTTAATATCGAAATGAGAAAAATCCGCAAGGGTGAATACATCAAATATGAACGATACCAAAAAGCATTATCATCCCGAGAGATTGAAAAATATGTTGATGGCGAGGATGATGTAACTGAAATGGATATGGTAATCAACGAGGTTGCCCTTATCAGAAATAAGTTCCTTAGTATTATGAAAGCATTGGAATCAAAGAACTTTATGCTTGGTCATATTACCCGACTGCGCAGCGCAGGGATGGAAGATGTAGAGATTCAAAAAACCTATTGACATATCCTTTGGATGTGCTACTATGCATCATAACAAAAGGAGTCCTTTGGATGTGCTACTATGCATCATAACAAAAGGAGAAAAATGATGAGTGAAGTAGAGAAGTTAGCCCAGACGCTTAATCGAATGATGATGATTGTGGGTATTGTGTGTTTGGTCGTGGTCGTTGATACGGTGTTCGGTCCATTTACCGGAACTGATAGCACGGATAGTCCTGATAAACGAAGCGGAATGTCACTATACACTGTATGACGTATCATTAGAAGATGGTATTTTTATTGCGTCAGTAGACACGACATTTGGCACACGCACCGAAGCCGATACTGATCGTGAAGGATTTGCCGTAACCGCCGATGCCGAAGATGATTGATAAACAACAGTTTTGGGACAGTCTATCGCTACCCGCATTGAAAACCCGTGTATGTAACAACTGTCTTCATTCCAATGAAGGTTGTGAATCCAACGGAAACGATAGTAAATATTATGCCGATAGCATATACAGTGATTGTTCGGATGATTATGGTAATGATATTCAACCACGGCATTGGGAATGGAATAACAGTTGACATATCCTGACTGATGGGGTATATTGTATTTGTAAGTTGATTCAAACAGGAGTTTATACAAATGGCATATTTCACCAAAGACGACGCAAAAGCAGTTCGCACCGAGTTAAAAGCAGCATTTCCAAAATCGTCGTCAACAGTCGCCGCTGGTCCCGGAATAGTTGATTATGGGGAGTGGCAGCGATACTTCTATGAAGTACGGGAAACGATTGAACACGTTCACGATATCAATACCCGTAAAGACTTGAAGATACTTTTTGAAAATGTTCAACGGACGTGGATTGAATATTCATCGGCGTCATTGCGGTTTAAGAAACGTCAGCCGCATTTATATAAACGATTTGAAGAAGCAAAAGAAACGCTGGGTAAACATATCATGATGGCGGGATTAATGGGATTATGAACGAAGTAAGAATACAGTTAGAATACGAAGATAACGAAGATATTGATCTTGGTCAATATTTCCATTCGGTTATTCCACGCATCGGTGAAACTTTATGGATCGATAAGCCCGATGAAATACAGGCTGTGGAAAAAGATAAACCGAATTTTTGTAGAATATGGGAAGTTGTGGTAGTAGATATTATTCACATCATTAAACGTCTTTCACCATCTGGTGTATACCGATATCAGCCCACAGAACTGGGGAACGTTTATATTATAGTAAGGGATAAAAATGGATTACAAGATTGAAAAAGGTTACACGTTAACCGAAGCAACATATACATCAGAAGATGGTAACAAAAAGGTTACCGTAAAAGAGGGTGGTAACGATGTTCGATATACTGCTCTAGTCGGCGGCAACTGGAGTTGGGCATCGTGGAAAACGCACCGAGAAGACGGTCCAGCCACTATCAAAAATGGTGTTGAAAAGTATTATCGTAACGGTATGCTACATCGTGAAGATGGTCCTGCATCTTTTGACAAAAATGGAAAACCGATGTATCGACTTAACGGCACGAAGGTAAGTGCATATAAGGTGCTAGGCGATTCCAAGGAAGCGTTCTCCCACGCTATTATTAACGAAGGCAAAGATTTTGGAACAGGTAAGAAAATCCTTACATAAGGATAAAGATGACTTTTGGAATAGTTTGCGTGAACCAGTCAAAAGACATTGCGGCAACTGCAAGCAGATTATTGGGAATGGGAAGAATGACTGATGAAGAAAAAGCCAAAGAAGAGTTCTGGATAAGTATCAAATATGATATCTCAAAAAAAAGTTGCAAAACCTGTAAGTATCACGAACCGAATAGTGACACACTTGAACTACGTAATAAAACAAAATGCTTAATACCATTTTCTGCGGAAGGCGAACTGCCTTCCGATGCCAGTGAGTTTCGATGTGTTATGAATAACTATAAATATTGGCGACATATCGATGGATAAAGACGAATTTTGGTTTCTACTTTCACAAGAAAAATCGTGTGATAACTGCAAGCATAGTATGGGATATCAGGCGTTCAGCTATTCACACCACCATGATAATCCAGAGTATATACATACCGTGTGCAGGGTACACTTCCCGCCGATAGACGTGTGTAATATTAACGTGAACGTTAGCAATGACGCAGAATGTCTATGGGAATGGAACGAAGTTAGCGATTAACGTTTGATATTCTTTTTCCAAATATAATATCCAAACCAAGCCAATGCGCCAAGTGCAGCCAATCCGATAGCAGCTACGCCAGCAAGCATTGATAATATCATAACAGGGTCTAATCCGTGCATAGTTTTTCCTTTAATCGATTCCAAGGTTCACCAGCAGCAATCTCGTCTATTGTCCACTCAGTGTAACTAATCTTATTTATCCACTTATCACGTGGAAACAATAACGGTGTCTCTATGTGTTCCAACTCAGTAATATCCATAGCGACAGGATAAGCCATATTATGATGTGAGACAAAAGCGGGAACACCATTAAGAACACTAACCACAGCAGGACCACTACTATGGCAAATGACACAGTGAGCATTGCCCAAAGTATCTTCAAAATCAAAGTCATCATACGATCCTTTTAAATGTTTCGGTTTATCAATAATAACATCGTTAAACTCTTTTATATAATGTGGTGATACGTGAAAACGTGGATGGGGTCGTAGTATAATCTTGCGGTCAGTATGTGCACGAACCTTGCGACATATACTAATCATCCATTCGTCCATAGGCGGCATACCTTTCCATTGTTCACTAAACCCGTGCTGACCACAAATAATAATATTGTCGCCAGTTGACCAAGGTTTGGCTTCAAGTCCAAGGCGTGTTGGTCCATTAGCCGTAGCCCAAATAGCATCGGCATTAATGCCATTAATCCCGACCTTCCACGTTTCATTACGTTTCAAGCACCCGACTTCCAATACAATAACCGGCTTTTTCTGTGAACGATAATGTTTCCAAATCTGTTCATTTGGTTTCATTCTGCCGTTCCATAGTTGCGACCATATAACAGCAACGTCCGCATCCATATTGTTATGAACGACATCTTCGCCTTTTAGCGACTTAATAAATGCGTCAAATACTGGTCGCCCAGCCATACTTGAGTGTTCAGGGAATACTGCTATTTTCATAAAGGTATTTATTTCAAATAAATATCATATGAATAAAGCCGTGTTTTATCGCAAAACTATTGGAATAAAAAAACGAAAGCAAGAAATCGTAGAATCTTTTAAACAAGGTATCATTAAATGCGGTGATGATTTCACTGTATGTGATGACGTAGGCGACGGCGACCCCAATGCATGTGCGATTATTCTAGGGGCAATGCCTACGGGTAATCGTGATGGATTTATTGCCAATACATTGAAATCCGAAAGATTGCGAGTTCAAGAAAAGCATAAAAACGTAATCATTATCGAATCGCCATTAATAGGTGAAGACCATTATCGAGTATCGTTATCCAGTCATTTACCCAATCTAGGAAACTTTGCGTTGGGCAATATTGATGGTAGCCGACTTCATTTGAATATGAAACCTTGGCGTAAAAATGGCAATCATATACTATTATGTCTACAACGAGCAAATGCTTTTTCGGCTTTGGATTTTGATAAATATCAATGGATAAACAAAACAATATCAAAAATAAAATCAGTTACTGACCGTGATATAGTAGTCAGACCAAAACCAGACGACCTTGAAATGAATGTATTTTTAGACACATTAACTGGTGTGACCATATCAAGGAAGAATACATTAGAAGAAGACCTTCAAAACTGTTGGGCTGGTGTGGCTATAATATCGACGGTTGACTTAAAAATAATACAGTTGGGATATCCTGTATTTGTAACGAATGAACGATCATTCAGTTGGGAGTTAGGAAACACCGATTTGAATAATATAGAAAATCCGAGTATGTCGGATACCGATAGATTAGCATTATTTCAAAAGGTATCGTATATGCAGTGGACAATGGAAGAAATGAAACAGGGATTACCTTGGGAAAGAATGAAAAATGAAATATAATATTGTAACAACATTTAACGACGATGGATATAATGTATATGGCAAACGAATGATTGAAACATTTGCCGCAAACTGGAAAGGTGATGTAACTATTCACGCATATTACGAAGGCACACGACCAACCATCGATTATGATAACGTTGTGTATCACGACTTAATGGCGTATGATAAAATAATTGATTTCAAGCACCGTCACCAAAACGATCCAGTTGCTAATGGTATGCCTAACACGCATAAGATTGAAGGCGGCGTTGAACGCAAAGGTATTATCAAGCCGAAATGGGAACAAAGCGAAAGTTACTTATGGAATGCTGTAAGATTTTGTCATAAGGTATTTGCACAGACACACGCAGCCACAGTGGTCGATGGCGATGTTATGTTTTGGTTCGATGCCGATACCGTTACATTTGCGCCTGTTAATGAATCCGCAATGAAAAAACTATTACCAACGGATTACTTCTGTTCATATCTTGGACGTATTACATATTCGGAATGTGGATTCCTTGGATACGATATGAACCATCCATACTTTCGTGAGTTTATGAATAGGTTTGAGTTATTGTATACGTCCGATGCTATTTTTGATGTTCGTCAGTGGACGGATTGTCATGCATTTGATCTTGTCCGTAATGAAATGGAAGCAGAAGAAAAGATTGTCAACTTCGATTTGAATCCAGACAATGTAAAAGGACATCCATTTGTGAATAGTATTATCGGTGACTATGTTGACCATCTAAAAGGTAAGCGTAAGCAAAATGGTAAATCACATAAGAATGATATTGTTGCCGCTAAAAAACAGGATTACTGGAAATGATTGTTAATCGACATCACGATTTCTTTTTTTATCATATGATGAAATGCGGCGGCACAAGCATCCGTGAAATGTTGGCAGGAACAGGCGTAGAGAAATATCGATTGTATAAACATTCGAAGGTTTCGATGATTGAATATGAATACGATGTTAGTAAGTTTAAGAATAGTTTTACGGTAGTGAGAAATCCGTGGGAACGTATGTATTCATTGTATTGTGATATTCATACAAGATTTGCAACGATTAACGGCACGGGGCAGTCTAAACGTATTTTATGCGAAACAATACGAAGAAGCCAAACGCCTAAGTTTTTCCGATTGGTTAGTTCAATCCAACTATATTAATCCAAATAATGTACACGAAACAGTTTCAGAAACACGTATAAGTCAGTGTGATAATCTACGTAGCCGAGATGGTAATATCCATATTAAGCAAATATTCCAAATGGATAAAATGGATGGAATTATTGATTACCTAAATATGATTACGAATAATGAATATAATCTTACTAATATGACAACGGCTAACCGATCCCGTAAGCTGAAGCCATACCGAGATGAATATAACGACAATAGTAAGCGTTTTATCGAAAAGTATTACGCCAAAGATATAGAACGATTTGATTTTAAGTTTTAGGAGATATGATGAAAAGAGTTGGTAACTATTGGATGCCCGATGAGGAAAATACCCCACATTTTTTAACCGAGTTTGAGAATAAAGGTGGATGGCAGTTGAATAAACTACATCTATTTATAGACACTATGAAAGCTAACAATGCCCCATTTAAAGTAGCCATCGATTGCGGCGCACACGTTGGTTCTTGGACAAAAGTGTTGGCAGAGAACTTTGACCATGTATACGCATTCGAGTTGAACCCCGATACATTTGAATGTCTTGAACGTAATATTACAGATTGGGGATTAACCAATGTGACGTTATTAAACAAAGGCGTCGGCGACGTTAACGAGCAAGTATCAATCACAAAAGATGATATATGGAATGAATGCACTGGATCATATCACGTCAATGTAGGTTGCGAAGGTGACCTTGATGTTGTTCCTGTTGATTCAATGGAAATCAAAGACGCATCATTTATTAAACTTGATGTTGAGGGTTATGAATATAGAACACTTGTGGGATTAAAAGAAACCGCAAAAAGCAATCCATATATTATGATCGAATATAAGGTAAAACTTATTAACCGTTTCGGCGGCGATGACCCGCTTCAACTGTTAAAATCTTGGGGATACGAACACGCTATTAAAAAAGGCAGCGATCATTTATATCGGAGAGGTTAATGGCAAAGGTAGCCATAATGCGACGAACGGGTAAACCGAAAGATTCCAAACATCAAGGAATATGGAAAGTTCACGCAGGAAATATTATCGAAGAAGTATTTCAAGGTATTGAAGATGGGATTAAAGCAGCGGGCGATACCCCCGTTATATACGACGATAAGTTTATTATTCCACAAGAAAATAATGTAGTTATATTTGGATACGGTAGACGAGAAGATAATAATCCCAAGCATTGGTTACAAAACTGGAAGCACAGTATCATCACTAAAGTAGAAGCACGCGGCGGTAAGGTTTTTTGTTGGGATGGTGGATTTTTTAAAAGCCTACGCAACTTCAAGTATTTTAGATTTGGAATGAATAGTCCGCTGCGTAACGGCGTGTTCTTAAATGAAAATAGCACACCTGACCGCTGGAATATGCTACAGAAAGAGTTCAATATTCCATATAATATGGATCGTCGTAGTGGCAATCGTGTTCTTATTTTGGCACAACCGTTCGAAGGCTTCTCGATGAATATGGTAAAAATGACCGACATTTTTGAAAGACCCGTAACGTTGTTTCAAAAACTAGGCAAACAAGTTCAAATAAAACCGCACCCCAATACCAAACGTGCTGAATATGATGAGATTAGTAAGTTTTGTGATACTAAAAAAATAACGTTAATCCCAAAAGAAACGCCGTTATATGAAACGTTTGATGATGTATGTCTTACGGTAACATTCAACTCTACCGTAGCAGTAGAAAGTGCGTTATATGGAATCCCGACGATAGCAATGGATAGCTTGTCACACGCTTATCCCGTGTGCCATAATAATGTAAACAACGCAGTATCAAACTATGAAATCTTTGACCGTAATCAGTGGATACACGACTTGTCGCATACGATGTGGTCAGCCAACGAACTGGCAACTGGTGAACTATGGAATAGATTTAAGGAATATAACGCATGACATTTTATTGCCTGAATAATGATAACAAAAATACGACAGCTATTTACGAAGCTATGTTTCGAAGAAGCACAAAAATAGATTTGACATTTGAAGACCCTATGCCAACAATCGGTATAAATGATTATTATGTTTTTAGGTCACGTTCACGTAAGATTTGTCACCACGTAAGATCGTGTTGGAATAAAAGCACAGACTTTATCTTTATTGATACGGGATACTTTAATCGTCCTGCAAGTAAGTTTTATCATCGGGTAACATTAAACCATTATCAAAACAATAAAATCATTGACCGACCAGACGACAGATGGAAAATGTTTCAACAGAATGGCATCGAAGCAAAGCCTTGGAAAAAGGATGGCTCAACCATTATGGTATGCCCGCCTACCGATAAAACAATGCTTTCGTATGATATCACATCCCCTGAATGGACCGACCGCACGATGCAACAGCTAAAGGAAACCCATCCAACAAAGAATATCGTGTTGCGACCAAAACCACCAAAGGATGAAAGATTTGCGGGCGATACATTGCAAAAATCTATCGCTGATAATGATGTATTTGCCATCGCATCGTTTGCTGGTGGTGTGGCAGTCGAAGCAGCATTAGAAGGCGTTGCTTGTTATGTAGACCCAGAAAATGCCGCCGCCCCTGTATTTCAAACAGACTTCACACAACCATTGAAATATCCCGACGATAATCTATATCAAGCGTGGCTTCAATCGGTGGCATACGACCAATACAGTGTTCGTGAAATGGACGAAGGCATTCTGCATAACATTTTATAGTTGACAAAATGATTAAGATGATTTAATATTACGTATGAATTTAAATATATACGTTCCCCGAAACAAAGAAGATAGTAAGTGTTGGCACGTTTTTTCACCCTTTATGCAGGGCTGGAAAGGTGGTGACACGCATATCGAACACGATTACGAATATCAGGGCGGAATGGGTATGTTTTGGGGATTGGTCGGTCAAAATCATCAGATGATTAAGACTTATGATGCAAAACATGGTTCTTGGCTGTTCAGTGATATGCCATATTTCGGACGCTGGAATCCACATAGACCTGATGATGAATGTTATTGGCGCATTTGCAAAAACTCAGTTCATCAACGAGATATTTTCCGAAATGATCCACCTGATCGATTTGACAAGTTTGGTATTAGTATTGCTAAGAAAAGAGTAAAAGGCGATGAAATAATACTTTGCCCAAGTTCTAATAATATGCATATACTGGTCGGTAATATGACCCAACGGGATTGGATATTATCAACTATCGAAACTATACAAAAGATTACAGATAGACCAATCCGTGTGCGGCATAAGCCACGTAAGAACGGAACTAGTGGTCCGCACGTCGCTGATATTCCATTTGCAGAGGATATAAAAAACGCATATTGTGTAGTAGCATCAGCAAGCATGGCAAGCGTTGAAGCCATCATTAATGGTGTGCCGGTGGTAACTACGTCTAATCATAATCCAGTTACTAGTTTAGGGATATCATGCATTGAAGCTGTTGACTGGTATCCCGATGAAGCTAAAAATATATGTAATACGTTGGCATATTCACAGTTTACGTCAAAGGAAATGTATAGTGGATTTGCATATGAAATGTGCGGAATCCGATGAATAAAGATAAAGAAAAGTTTTGGGATGCGTTAAAAGCCCCGCCACCCCGATCATGGCGACAGACTATGGACGATATATTGAAAACGCCCGTAAAGCTTGGAACAAACAATCGTGGCAATGATATTATTACCCAACGCAGTCAATGTCTGGATCAAACGGCTTCCCGAACGTGTGATGGTATTGAGCCTTCCAATACTCTGAGTAATCCGCATAAAGTTTTTCACGGTATATCATCGGACCCAACGTATGATGAAGATTGAATGGCATTGATTTAGCCAACTCGTATTCTTCAACTAAAAAGTTAAACTCAATCGGCAATGCACCAATCTCGGAATCCTCTAACCATTCAAAACGATGAAGGAACTGCGGCGTTGATTGTTCTACGCTGCCTTTCGTTAACACACTATTGGACGGATGTGCGCAGTTATATATAACCGCACTTGACCAGTTTTTACGTGGATATGTTGACTGCGGTTTGCCACCCATCTTCGGATCAGCTTTCGGTATGTAATCGTGTCGGACGCATTGCACTGCATAGTTTGAATCATATAAGTTAAACATTTCATGAATATCACGTGTAATCAGCATATCACAATCAAAGAAAATCCCGATACCTGTAAATCCCATTAATGTTGGCACCATGAACCGTGTGATTGAAAACTGTGTAGAACCATTCGGATCAACGGGACGTTCAAATATACCATACGCTAACAGTTCGTCACGCACAATCGGAATGATTTTTAAATCCATTGTGGTTTTGGAACGAATGCTATGTGCTAACATTTTGGCGCATTGGTCTTCGAGTGGGTCATACCCGATGAAAACCACGTATTCTGCGTCTTTTGCTTCTTCTAATCTATCAAAATAATATGTGGACATAATGTATTTATACAGGAAAATAATATCCTAGTAATATACACATATAAATATAACTATGAATAATAGCAACTTACCATCTAAACCCTTTACGACCGATGGATGTTCTGGCGGAATGTCTTGGTTTTGGAAAACGTTTCTTAGACGCCCGCCACCATGGGAAGGACATTGTGTTGAACATGATAAATCCTATTGGGCTGGCGGCACAGCAGAAGAAAGAAAACGTGCTGATTTAATATTGGCATCATCTGTTACCCGTCAAGGTTATCCAATAATCGCCGCATTAATGTATTACGGTGTTCGTATAGGCGGGCATCCACGATTACCATTTCCTTGGCGTTGGGGATACGGGTATGAATATTATCAACCATATAGATAGGAAATAAAAATGAGCGAAGATGATATTATTGTAAAGCGTATTCAGAGTGCCCCGACACGTAAGGTTTATTATATTGATGTTGGTAATATGCCACCGGAGAAATCGGTATCCTTTGTAAAGAAGCAAATGAAAAAGAATAAAAAATGAGCAAGCAAGGAAAAGTATGGGGTCAGACTGAACTCCTGTTAGAAACGCCATTTGTGGAGTTTCACCGCATTGATATTAAGGCTGGTGGATTCTGTTCACTGCATAAACACTCGTATAAACATAATGCTTTTTATGTAGTAGAAGGCGAGCTTGAGATTGAAGTTCATAAGAATGATTATGACTTAGTTGATACTACCTTATTAAAAGCTGGCGACATCACTATATGCAAGCCGAACGAGTATCATCGGTTCAGGGCACTAACCGATGTAGTATGTTTTGAAGTATATTACCCAGAACCTTTATCAGCAGATATTCAAAGAAAAGATGTTGGCGGAACACCCGATTAAGACCCTTGACGTTGTTTGTGTATGGGTTGGCGACAAATACAGTGAAGATTATGTAATCAATCTTTACAACGCTGTCGTTCGTAATACAACACACGAAATAAGATTTAATGTAATAACTGATAACAGCAGCATTGCAAGTAAAATACCTTGTCGTGTTATTCCTATTCCCGACTGGTCTAATATCGGTATCAAGATGTTTGATCATCGTAAGGCGTGGTGGTTCAAAATGTGTATGTTCGATCCCACCAATGGCTTTGGTGATAATACTTTATATTTTGATCTAGATTTAGTAATCATTAATAGCATCGATAAGTTCTTCGATCATCAACAAGATAAGTTTAGTATTTGCCAAGACTTCAATCGCCAGTATGTTAGTGACTATCGGGTAAGCAACAGTTCTATTATGAAGTTTAGTCCAGAACAAGTTACGGGTATATGGAAAGAATGGAGCAATAATATTCAAGGAATCATAACCCGATTCCGAGGCGACCAAGATTTTCTAACACAATATTTTGACAATAATCCAGATCAAAAGGCGTGGTGGCCACGTGAATGGGCAATGTCTTGGAAATGGGAACTTGAAAAAGGCGGCAAGATAAACAACGGAACTGAACGTTCGTCGTATTTGCAGCCAGATATTCCTTTCATATTACCAGAAGATTGTGCTGTTGTCGTGTGTCATGGCGACCCAAAACCCCACGAGATTGATGAAAAAATAAAAAAGTATTGGATAAATAAGTAAAAGAAGGATATTATAATGACCGAACACACTTTTGAACTTGACTTCACCGCCGTTAAAATAGATGCAACCAATCCAATGGTATGTGTTATGATTGACGATGTGTGGCATTCACTGAACACGGATATCACCTCGATTGATCCGTTAAATCCAACCACTATTTCCATTACGCTTGATTTGGCGGATGGCGCACATACCCTTGCAGTCACATTTATGAATGATGAGTATACCGATTCCGATAACGACAGAAATGTGGAATGGCTTGGAACCCGAATCGATGGCAATGCTATGCGTTGGAGAACTATTGATTTTGGCGGTGTTATTCATACGGCTGATATTGATAATGAAGCTACTGGGAGCTGGTGGAAGTTTGTTATTACCCACAACGCCGAAGCTAAGTTTACGTTTACCACACCATATGATTACAATGCCGTTTAAGACCAAGATTTGAGTAACTGCTGTTGAAGACTATTGATAAGATAGTTTCCAAACTCGTTAAAGAAATAGTCACGGTTATATTCAATATCATCATGGCAATAGTGCTGTAGTTCATACATAGACTTCGCTGCCATCGTTTTGCCAATCATCAGCCAGTTAGCGTGAAGCGCATCGACCCCACGTTTGCTATTATCTTCAGCATCATAATCTTCATTGAACATATTGTCAAACGTTTTAAACCCGTAACTCTTTATATCTTGTAATGCGGATTGGTGACCTATCATAATAAATGGATGACCCGCCACCATAGCATTAAAAGTTTTTTCAGTAATAATACCGTAGCGTTCATAGTATTGTGATTCACAAATGATACTGAATAGACTGGTATTGAAGTTCTTCTTTAACGTGAGTAAGTTCAATAGATTATCGTAATGCTTGTTGTATTCGGTATAGGAAAAGCCGGGATACTTTAACTCGATTCCCATATGCTGATAGCTACTATTGCCGGGACAATCTTTAATCGCACCGTATATCGCTCGTCGATGAGGCTTATCAATCCTATTCATGCAAAGGAAATTATCTTCATAATCTTTGTGTTTGAATTCTTCACGTAATACATCTTCAGATTGCTTATATGCTTCCCATAAGTTATATTGGTGCGAACTAAACTCCACGACTGTAAAGCTGTTTGTTTGGTTCCAATCGGCAGCTAACCCACATGGCCAAGTAATCACAATGAGTTGATTTAAATCAACCTTGTTAAAATAATGACTGTGTATTTGGGTTAGTTCACGTGGAAATAAACTTGTGTCATCTATAGTAAGCATATCTTGTAATATTAATATAAGTCGAAAGTCTTTTAAATGAAACCGACAATCTTCTATTTCGGGCATATCGACTTCCCATCCATCTTCGGTGATTGGATACTTCAGTGCGGCGTCTACTATTAGACTGTCGGGGAATATTTGTCTTATTTTTTCTATGAACACATAATATTTATCTTGACAAATGTGGAAGGTATGGTAGAATACATTAACAGCAATCCTAGCGTCATTGACCGAGTATTAAAATGAAAATACCTACTGTTCTTCCTAACACTGATTATTTCTTGATAGCATGCGACCGAAAGTTGACTACGATACTGAAGTGATTTCGTTCGGTATTGATATGCTGGTCAAGATTGACCTTCCAGACCCGAAGGACGATTTTTGGGATACTCTGACTGGTGATGAACTACGATCCACTGCACAATGGAAGAGCATTGAACATATGGTTAACGCTATGTTGATGCGGGGCAGATATTCGCCTGACAATCACGGATTATATGCATTGACCACAGAACGTGATATGTTCACTGAAAAAGAGTTTGAAGAATTTGCAATGACCGCTGAAGGTCGAAAACTAATCAAAGAAAAAGGAATACTTGTATCATGATATATGTATATATGATAACCACGATTATTAGTTGGACAATGTTTTATGGTATGCATGATACGGGTGCATCAGGTACGGCTACTGGAGTAATGTTAGGACTTGCGGTGGTGCTAACGTGTGCAACACTTTGTGAAGGAATCAGCATTGAACTGGACAAATTTCGAAATAACAGTTGACAAACCCAATCGTTTCGTTTAATATGCTTAAAGTAAGTCAATACATACACGGAGTTTACAAATGACTGCATACGCAAGAGTATCTACAGGTCGGGTTCGCCAGACCATTATCAGCGACAAGGTTTTCCCTGTCATAAAGAATTTTAATAACGGTACACAAGGAACATTCCTAACCGTTGATGCAACACAAGTATTGGGCGCAAGCTTCGGTAAGGTCCGCTTGTATACTGCCCCCGATAATGTGCAGTTCGTTGATGAAGACGAGTATCATTCAACTGTTGCCTTTTCTGGTGCATCCACACCAAACAAGAAAATCGTTCTAGATAAAACTGATGAAGAACGCATCGAAGAAATCAGCACCCGCTTTGAAATGCTGGATTCAATGACCAAAGCAATGATGGCACGTAAAATCCGCGGCGTGGTTGTGTCGGGACCACCGGGCGTTGGTAAGTCATACGGTGTTGAGCGTGAGTTATCCAAGATGCAAATGTTCACTGATCTTGGTGCAACCCATAAAGCCGAAATGGTAAAGGGTGCAATGTCGCCACGAGGTCTTTACGAGAAACTTTATGAGTTCTCAGACAAAGGTTCGGTTCTGGTATTTGATGATTGTGATACCGTTCTCGAAGATGTACAAGCGTTGAACCTCTTGAAAGCCGCACTGGACTCAAGTGATGCACGTTGGTTGTCTTGGAATAGTGACCGTATGGGGCGCAAGGATAAAGCAGAAGCACCATCGAAGTTCAAGTTTCAAGGTTCGGTTATGTTTATTACGAACGTCAACTTCGAGAAAGTCAAAGCACCAAAAATCAAGCCACACCTTGATGCGCTTATGTCACGGTGCCATTATCTTGACCTGACGCTGAACACGATGCGAGACAAAATCTTGCGGGTAAAGCAAATCGCCGCAACGGGCAAGTTGTTTAATCCAGCCAAGTATACGCTGACTGAAGAAGAACAAAACGAAATCTTAGAGTTTATGTATGAGAATAAAGATAAACTACGTGAGGTTTCACTTCGGATGGCTTTGAAAATCGCAGATTGCCGCATCCTTGCGGAAACCAGTGACAAGGATTGGACAACATTCGTTCGTAACACTTGTATGAGGGATTAAGGCGTCAACTTACACTGAGCCTTGAGGGGGTGGCAGAAATGCTGCCCCTTTCTTATGTATGGTAAATACTATATGTTCCCAGTACAAAATATTAAATACGCCAACGTTGAGATAACATCAAGGTGCAATGCAGCCTGTCCATTTTGCCCCCGTAACTTTAATGGATACGGTGTTCGAGATGGTTTCCCTATAATGGATATGACATTGGATCAATTTAAAACAATATTCGATCAGATACTTTCCAATGAAAATATGGTATTGGATATGTGTGGAACATACGGCGATCCATGTGTATCGCCATATTTTGTGGAGATTGTGGAATATGTAAACGAAAAATATCCGCATGTTGAAATAGAAGTTCATACCAATGGATCGTTACGTTCGCCTGACTGGTGGAAAAACTTAGCCAGTAAAAACCTTAAAGTGACATTTGGTATCGATGGGCTTGAAGATACTCATAAGATTTATAGACAGCAAACATTCTGGAATAAAATCATTGAAAATGCACGTGCGTTCAATGATGCTGGCGGATATGCAACTTGGCAGTTTATTGAGTTTGCCCATAATCGACACCAACGCAATGATTGTAAAATATTAGCAGAGAAATATGGGTTCAGTGAATTCAAAGTGTTTGATGATAACCGAAACGAAGGTGCGGCATATACGCCCATGGGTGAACCTTTTTGGATTGGCGACAATCCCGAACCACTTGTTCCACTAGATGAATATCTTAAACTAGAAAAACAAATGCAACAAAACTACGAAATAGACAATCAAATGATATTGTCAACATCGGTTGACTATGAAACAATCCAATGCAAATCAATCGATAGTAAAATGATATATGTGGCGGCGAACGGTGACGTGTGGCCTTGCTGTTGGCTTGGTGGATCATTCCCGCATACATACGACAGCGACTTTGGATATGAATTAAAGGATTTGAAACTTAATATCAATGGATATAAAAGATCGATGGTAGAAATAATGAATGAGTTTTTAAAGATTAATAATGCATGGGATTCAAAATCACTTACACGGTGTGGGCATGAGTGCGGTCGGTGTGCGGATGGCACGGGTGGCGTTGAGCAAGGGATGGAAATCCAATGCTTTTAATGACAAACGGTTGTAGTTTTACCGAAGGGGTTTATGATAACTTTAATAAATCGGATTCATGGCCATATCAGTTACAGCGAAAATATGATTGCGATTTAGACCAACTAGCAAAAGGCGGTGGTTCAAACGCCCGAATATTTAGAACAACGATTGAATATCTTTTGGATAATGATCCCGATATGGTTGTTATCGGATGGACACAGCACGAAAGATATGAGCTACCGTATCACGATGGGGATATGATACGCATTATGCATTCAATGGCATTACCGGAGAGAGAAGCATTTGGCGATATAGTTGAGATGCGTGAGTTTTATTATAAAAACTGTTATAATAACTTGACTTTACTATACCAAACCGTGTATTATATAAGGACTGTACAGCGTATGTTAGAAGACAGAGATATCCATTATCTGATGTTTAATGCTTTAGAAAATGACTACTTGCATCAGTTTGAAGATGATAATCATCCTATTACTAAACAAATGCAACCACCTTATATGGGCATCGATAAGATAAACAATGATAAGTGGTTAATGTGGGGTTCAAGTATGGAGCAATACTTAGAGACATATCCAAAAGCCGATGATTACGGGCATCCTGATATCGAAGGGCATACAGTCTGGACAGATTTGATATACAAGGATTTAAATGCCAAAAGCGAAAATTATAGTAAACGATGAATGCAATTGTAAGGTTACTGGTTTAGATACCTCTATACGAAAAAAGTTATACAACAAGTTCAAATATGAAGTACCGGGTGCGTTCCATATCCCTTCGGTCAAACTAGGTCGGTGGGATGGGAAGATTGCATTCTTTCAAATGGGTGGCGGAACATATATCAATCTGCTTCCTGATATTCTTGAAGATATTGAGAAAGAAGGATATACAGTCGATCTTGATGACCGCCGCAAATACGATTCATATGTTGAACCATTTGAAAAAGTAAAAGAAGATTCATATAAAGATTTCATCTGGCCAGAGGGTCATCCCGTAGCTGGAACACCCGTGGCGGTTCGTGACTATCAGGTAGAGATTATCAATGGTTTCCTAGAAAACCCCCAAGGTGTCCAAGAAATCGCCACAGGGGCTGGAAAAACGCTTATAACCGCTATTCTATCGCATAAGTGTGAAGACCGAGGGCGAACCATTGTTATTGTCCCGAATAAGTCATTGGTCACGCAAACGGAAGAAGACTATATCAATATGGGTCTAAACGTGGGCGTCTATTACGGTGATCGTAAAGACATCGGATTTCAGCATACTATATGCACTTGGCAAAGCCTTGGTGCACTTATGAAGAAGACAGCTGCCAAAACCGAAGGCATTACTATCGAAGAGTTTTTATACGGGGTAGTGGCGGTTATTGTTGATGAATGTTTGGATGAAAAAACATTAGTGAGCACATCGAAGGGGAATGTGATGATTAAAGATATTAGCGTAGGCGATATTGTGCTGACACTCAACGAACAAACCGGTGCCATGGAGTACAATCGCGTTATGAAACGACACGAGAACCTCGCATCGTCTAATGCGGAAGACATGTACGAGATTACGATGGACGATGATACCGTGTTGGAGATAACTGGTAATCATAAAATAAAAACTACTGAAGGATGGGTTCAGGCGAAGCATCTGACTATTAATCATGATATAATTTCGTACTTTGCATAAATACTATGAACACACCGCACTAAAGCGGGTGTATTTATGGGATATTTAGATGGCAAAAAAAGTTGATTGGAACAAAAGGTTGGAAGACGCAGGATTTGAGATTACAGTGACACAGATGGCAGATGGGTTGTTCGAAACGTCCACCGGTATTGTAGAGAAGGGTTACCTGCTATGGAATAGATTCCGAGCAGGTTGGGACATTGATATTGCATATCACCAAAATCAAACATTGCGTGCCGAATATATTTCTAAACGCAAGTCTTCGGCGGCAAACCTTGGCGGAAGTGAATGTCAGAGACAGCACGGCGACAAGATAAGAAAAAACCTTAACACTGGTACGCCGTGGAATAAGGATAGCCATACCGGGACTGTTCCGTGGAATAAAGGATTGACGAAGGAGAATGATGATAGGTTGATGAAATTATCCACCGATAGAATCGGGAAAGGTAATCCGATGTACGGTATTTCACCTACCATCGCACAGCGACACGCATCATCTGTTCGCGTCAAGGAAAATATTAGGACTGGGAAATTCACTCCTAATATTCATAATAGTTGGACACACTGGCAAGTAGAATACAACGGAATGAAATATAGATCATCGTGGGAGGCTGCATGGCACTCGATTAACAGTGATTATGAATACGAGAAAATTAGAATACCATATATGCATGATGGTGTAGAGCACATTTACATAGTTGACTTTCACAATGAAGCACTTGGTATACTGATAGAGATAAAGCCTACCGAGTGTATGAATGATAAATCCCGTGCCAAGGAAAAATATGCTACGGAATGGGCTAATCAGATGGGATGGGGATACGCTATTGTATCGCAGTCGTGGTTCAAGCATAATATAGATGAGATAATGCTAACTGATTTACCAGACAGCATAAAGGATAAGGTGAGTAATATACGATGAAAATGAAATCTAAGATAATAATAAAAAAGCCAGCAATAACATACAATCTTCATGTGGAGAATAACCACAATTATGTGGCGAACAACGTAGTCGTATCGAACTGTCACGGTGCAAAAGCTGATATGCTGAAAAATATTCTAACGGGTCCAATGGCACATATTCCTGTTCGTTGGGGATTGACGGGAACCGTTCCGAAAGAAGAGTTAGCAAAGGCTGGTATCCTATGTGCTATCGGTCCTGTATTGAATGAGGTATCAGCAAAATCACTTCAGGAGAAAGGAGTGCTTGCAAATTGCCATGTAAATGTGGTACAATTAATAGACATTAAAGAATACCCGAACTACCAAAGCGAACTGAAATATTTGTTAACAGATAACGAACGTCAGAACTATTTGGCGGGTCTTATTGCAACGGTAAGTAAAAGTGGTAATATGCTTGTCCTTGTAGACCGTGTTCAGGCGGGTAAAGATATTGTAGTAAAACTAAACGATAACGGCTTTGATGCTATGTTCGTAAGTGGTGCTACAAAAGGCGATAAGCGAAAGGAAACCTATGACGAGATTAAAACAGGAACTAATAAGATTATCGTTGCCACCTATGGCGTTGCTGCTGTGGGTATCAACATACCTCGCATCTTTAATCTTATGTTGTTGGAACCGGGCAAGAGTTTCATTCGTGTTATCCAGAGTATTGGGCGGGGTATCCGTAAAGCGGAAGACAAGGATTTCGTGCAGATTTGGGACGTTACGTCAACGTGTAAGTTTGCGAAGCGGCATCTTACCCAAAGGAAGAAATTCTACAAAGAAGCGCAATATGAATATTCAATCGAAAAAGTGGACTGGCAATAGGTTTAAGTAAATGACAGCAATATCCACTTATGGTAAACCGTTTGTCCCTATTCCGCACATCAGCCCCCACGACCGAATAGACATTGAACAAATCAATCATATGATTGCGGCAATAAACTATATAATGCCATTGATTGAAGATATTAAAGAAGATCAACGAATGCGAACAGAGTATCCAGCTGTTGAAGAAGCACATAAGAAATATGAATTTGTAAAAGGATTATGTAATGAAACCAGTAACAACACTACAAGCATCTAACATTTATTATGACCCCGATGATTATTCAAATCGTAATTATATTACGGATTGCTATATTTCAAGTGGAAACTCCCAACCGAAAGAACTTGGCAATAACCATATCGGATATCAGTTAACAATGATGCAAGACGAAATTAAAAGATTGGCGACAGAAATTAGCATATTGAAAGCTGAAAAAGAAGAAGAAAATAAAATCCGTGAAGATTTTCCAGCAGCACAAAAAGCGTGGGAACATTATCAATTCACAAAACAAATGGTAAGTAAATGATTTTTGAAAAACTACGATCACGGGACAAATTCAAACTCGAAGAATTTTTTCATCGAAATTCCATAACAAATATTCGCATGGATGATACTCGTAAATATATCCGAGCCACGCTTCCAGAAAATTTTTATGCGGTCAACCCAATGGATGCGTCTGTTATGATCGAACACGAAGTTGAAGAAGTGTCTAATGTTAGGGCAACAATGCCACTCGATGCTTTATTATATATTTCCGAATTAGATCGTGAAAATATTATGTTAGAAATTGATAAAAAGCGCAGCGACTTTGATCAATATCAAGAATACGATAGAAAACGCCGAGCAGAAGAAGTTCTTGCAAACGAACGGTTCGAAACGTGGACAAGAGCAAACTATCCAGTGGCACAGAAAGCATGGGAACACTATCAGTTTACATTGGAAATGTGTGCTGATAGTGATAATCCATATAAAAAGGATAACAAATGAGAATTTTAACAAACGAAAATAGCACATTTGAGATTGATGAGCTACCAGAAGAAATCGATGATATGCGTTTTTGTGTCCTTGATAACAGTGATCCGTCCGACCCTGACTATTACTTTTCACCACTAATCTTTCTTGAATCATTCAACGCCCCCGCACTAGTTATGCAGATTGGCGACAAGCGTATCAAGATGCCAGTGGATTGGCAAATATTAATCGGTGAACCAGATTTCGGCGACCTTGAAGTTGTGCCATTAACCAGCATCAATGACCGTGGATTCAAAGCATTTGTCTTTAATCCTATCGGCAAAAAGACACCGCAATATCATCTTATTGAGTTGGCAGATGTATATACTGAAGTCCGCTGGTTCTTTCCGAAGTTAAAGCCGGGTCAACTATTAGCTATACCACTTGAAGGTGGCGACAGTCCAGATTGTGTATACTTCGTTAAAGATATTACGAGACAATGTGAAGTCGTAGATATCAGTAAGGTATGGTAGATGGAATTGTGCGACATAAAAGAGATTGACGACTTATTAGACGAACGACTTGCGATTATGAAATCACTTGATAATCTTAATTTTAATGAATTTAGATGTGCGTCTGTAAAAGTATCAGGTAGATTAAAATGTCGCAAGGCTATTCACGATTCTATTAATCGAGTTGAATATATTATCGCTTCGGAAATCTATAAGCTTTTAGTAGAAGAATATAATGACGTGATTGGCAAGTTACAATCAAAAGGTATTAAAGTAGATAAAAAAGAGTTCGTTGAGTTTGACAAACAAGCAATGATTGATGGGTTATCCAAGTCTACTAATCGTGCCCTAATCAATCACGCCTATGTAGGTCCAGATGACGACAAGGTTTACGCAACCGAACAAAAGTATGAGCAGTAATACAGCAACGATTTTAAAAGTGGAGCCGAGAGTTTATCACTATAATCTACGCAACACCCAAATAGTTGACGAGATAAGTGAATTCATTAAACGGTCGGGAATGATTGAACGGATTGAATTCAGAACTGAAATAGTAGTTATGAAAATTAATTCTACTACCATTTATGTGTTACACTTTAAGGAACTAAAAGATACGTTCTTTTTCGATCTTATGTTCGCAAATGAAATTAAACAGGTATACGACAACTATGGCTAAACTAGCATTATCATCAGTATTATCCGCACTGGATCGTAAAGACCGAGCGTTCTTTGATAATCTGAACGAAGAAGAACAAAAGGAAATCCAGCCGTATGTGCTAATACGGTATATGGCATTTTGTAAAGGTGGCGGCAAAGACCTTAAAGAATGGTATTTCCGTGCTACCAATGAGTTTGTGAATACAGGATTTTGGGATTTGAATAGCAAACACAAGAAGTTAATGTGGAATATGCTATGTGATATTAGTCCGAATATGGGTAAACAATTTCACGAATGGGTGCCTATGGCGAAGAAGACTAAGAACAAGAAAATTGCAGTCCTTGAAGAAATATTTCCCAATCTGGGTGACATGGAATTGGAAACGCTAGATGTGATATATACTAAGGAAGATGTTAAACAGATGCTACTAGATAGGGGATGGGATGCAAAGCGAATTAAGTCCGCAATTTAAGTGCAACTTTTGTGGTAAATCATACCGCAGGGAAACAACATTATTTGCGCATTCCTGTGAAAAGAAACGTCGCAAAGAACAAGAAAACGAGCGAGGTGTCCAGCTTGGTTATCGAACCTATCTGCGATTTTATAAGATAAAGCAAAACAAGCAAACCCCGCCAACCTATCAGGAATTTATGGAGTCACAATTCTACATAGCGTTCGTAAAATTTGGACGCCATATCAAAATGATTAGTGCTAAAAAGCCAGAGAAGTATATTGATTTCGTAATCAACAGTGGAAAAAAATTAGACAAATGGTGTAGTGATGCATTATATGAAGACTATCTTATTGATATGCTTCGTAAAGAAAATCCAAGCGATACCTTACATCGGGCATTTGAGACTATGATTAGATGGGCAGATACGCACGAAGGTGAATGGTATCACTATTTTAAATATGCGGCACCATCGGTTATTTGTAATGATATATTACGTGGTGATATATCGCCGTGGGTATTATATAACTGTGATAGTGGACAGGAATGTTTGGGAAGTTTTAATGCAGACCACGTTGGAATGGTGTTTCGTTATATTGATCCAGATTATTGGATGAAACGATTTGATAACTACATATCAGATGTAGAATATATGAAGACAATGTTAAAGGAAGCAAGATTATGAGATTACACTTATCAGAAACAAATGTAGAAGTTTATGTGATACCCGAGCATATCCAATCGATTGAACACTTAGGGGCAAACACGCTTGTACGCACGCAAGGCGTTGACTATCGTGTACGTGAAACACACGAGGTAGTAATACGGATGTACGAGGAAACAAAAAATGTTTGATTGGAAAAAGCCGACAGTGCAACTATTGGGGAGATTTCAGCCATGGCATGATGGTCACCTTGAACTATTCAAGCGAGCCTATGCCAAGACGGGTCAGGTAATGATTCAAATACGTGATGTGAACGGTGTCGAAGACAACCCATTTGATTTCAATACCGTTAAGGCAAATATTATTGAAGGTTTGAATAGTCACAGTTTTCATATCGGTAAGCAATATGATATTATGTTAGTGCCGAATATTACAGAAATCGTTTATGGTCGTGGGGTAGGGTATGCTATTACCGAAGAAGTATTAGATGAAGCAACCCAAGAAATCAGTGCAACCAAAATCAGGGAACAAATGCGTAAAGATGGCACACTTTGATTTACCAGACGTTGACATAGATACAGCCGACAGAACAAAAGTTCTAGAGCATATTTCCTATGTCAACGCTTCTATCAATCGTGAAGGGAAAATGGTCAAGCACAATACTGGTATATACGTCACCGATATTGGCTTCGACCCCCGCACGAAAATGGCGGCGATTGATTATAAAGAAGCAGAAACCCTTGGCTATATCAAGCTTGATATTCTGAACGTGCATGTATATGAACTTGTGCGAGATGAAGAACACTTGAACGAGTTGATGGCACGTGAACCTAACTGGAAAAGAATATGGACTGACAAAGACTTTTGTGGTAAAATAATACATATTGGTAACTACTTTGATTTACTTATCAAAATGAAACCAGATAGCGTAGCCCGAATGGCTATGTTTATATCAGTTATTCGTCCCGGAAAGAAACATCTTCAAGATAAACCTTGGAAAGAAATATCACAAACGGTATGGGATAAGACAGACGATGGCTATGCATTTAAACATAGTCACGCAATCAGTTACGCAGAACTGGTTAAAGTGCACATGAACTTGCTTGATGAAACTATTTCGGCTTGACACGGCGCACCAGCTGAATGTTGGTGCGTTTAATACGCTTTGATGATATTTCGGATAGACTTACGTATGGACCGTTGATAATGTCACAGTCCTTGCTATTCATAGTTACTAGAACGTCTTTAAAATCCCATAGATTCTTGAGAAAGATATTTATTGGGATTTGACGATTCGATTCCCACCACCAAGTATCGCCCAGTTCGATAAACGATGTCTTTTCTTCCATAGATTTAATCTTGGAATAATCATATAATGATGTTATCATCTTATCCTTATTTTGAATAATACCGATGAACTCATTCCCGCCATAGGTTATATGACTGATAAATGGATACTTTTTTGCGATTTTAGCGAATAGATTTGCATCTTCCATAGGTTTATTTAGTGTATCACATCAGATGCAATTTAAATGTACCATTGTCGTTATCATATCGTATGTGCTGTCTGTCCAGCATCTTTGCATATAGTCTCTGTCTATTTGGTTCGTCAGCCTCAAACCTTATATATGTTGGCTGATAGCCATAAGCAAAGTCTTTCAATATTCTAAGTACCGTGGAGAAAATAATGAAGTTCTCACCATCGCCGGTTACCTCGTAACTTTCACCGGTAGTAAACGTAGCATCCCAATCTCCTTCATTCGTTTCGGAGAACACTACTATTATTTCCTGACCTTTCGGGGTGTGGAAGTAGGCACTAACCTCGCCGTCATTATTTGTATCGCCCCATTCCCATCGTAAAACCTTATCGTGAAGTTCGGTCAGTACGTTTTCTTTTATTCTTTTTTTAGGGTTGACGAAGCCATTATCGGCATTGATGAGCGTATCATCAATCTTATTCCAATCAGCTTGCATCATTGGGCTATCCTTTTCGGATTTCTGTTGGGCTATTGCGGCGATAATCTCAAATGCTTTCATACGAGTATTTAGTATAAATACCATATGAATAAACAATACATTTACCTTTACAAACAAACTATGGATATCAATCTAACTACCAGTGTATTGACAGCAGGGAGACAGGAAAACGTGTATAGTAGAAATATGACATTGTATAGAGGAATCGATAACACCGTTTCCTTCAACTTTAGAAACAACGACCAAAAGAAGGTGAATATGTTAGATAAGGTAATCACTTTTAATATTATCGATAACGAAAGCCATATTACACACCTTACCCGACCGATGACACTTGAAGATGGTCCGAATGGTATAGCCAAGTTGGTTATCAGTGAATCCGACTTACTTGATATTAATGAGCAGTATTACACGTGGAGTGTTAAAGTGGTGGACGGCGAAAACGTTCAGCACGTAGCGTATACCGACGACAACTATAGTGCAGCAGGTCAGTTACAAGTTAAGCACGGTGTATTTCCAGAGTTTCGTGAAAGTGTGTCATTAGCATTCACTGGCGGCACAGTAACATCAGCAGCACAAGCATATCCACGTTTGAACAATAATAATAACGCACTTCATACCGCACAGTTCTATTTCACTGAGCCATATACGGGAAGCGTGACTATTCAAGGAACAATGGACGATGTTGCTAACCAAACCACATTCAACTGGGTTGATATTAATACGGTGAGTTATACTGCACAGACGGGTAATGCTTATGTTAACTGGACTGGTGTTTTTAGTGCTATTAGATTCGTTAAGGCAGATACAACCAATACGGTATCCAGCGTTCTTTATAGGCATTAAATAATATGCGATTGTATGAGTTTGAGAATCACACTATATTATGGCACGGAACTTCTTCAGATGTGAAATCTAAAGGTCTTCGTATGGGTGGTAGGCTAAATGGCGTTTATCTTACAGATAACCCCGACCTTGCTTTTGAATACGCGATGACTGATGCTGAAAGAACTGGCAGTGATGTTATATATCTATTGAGTATTGATATTACCCAACTTGATATGAGTTTGATGCAACCAGACGACGACCATACAAACTCTGCTAATGATTGGGTTGAAAGCTTGTCCGAGACAGACCAGTGTGTTTATTACGGGGATATTCCTTCTTCTGCGATAAACGTTGAACAAGTTGATGAGGTAGATTAATAGAGTATGAAGTATGTAGGATTTGGTTGCTCTTGGATGTATGGTTCAGAGCTTGTACCGCCTAATGCAACCACGTGGCACGACACAATAAAATATCAACACGATAAATGTTTCCTTGGATTACTTGGACCAAACGAAAACTTAGCACACCCCGGCGGAACAATGAAGTCAATGTTTTATGCGTTTATGAACCATGCCGAGACAGCATCCCCTGATACATTCTATGTGTTCGCATTCACCGACCCATCCCGTGAAAGCTGGTACGATAGCACTGACCGTGAATGGAAACATTCATCTTGGATAACAAACGGAACAAATGCAAATAATGTAAATCGTTTCGATAACTCGTATAAAGATTATGTTACACATACGTGGTCAGAAGAATATGAACGTATGCAATATGTAACAATGGCATCAGCTATGATGAACACGGCGAAAGCAAAAGGTTTCAAATATATTGGCTTCAATTCGTTGCCCGCTTATTCAATCAATGATAAAAATATGTTTTGGTCAGGCACTTGTATGAAAGACCATCTATTGCCCAATCATTTCGCAAGTGGCGGGCATCCGAATGAAGAAGGTCATATATGGATAGCCGAAAGAGTAAAAGAATTTATAGACACGGCTTACCCCAATTTGATATAATATACTATGAATAAAATTCAAGATGCCGTATCGTCTGCTTGGACAATGGGGCGCAAAACACGTAAATCCAGTAAAGGTTGGATCACGTCAAATGGCGTGTGTTGTGTCCATAACGGGGAAACTCCTGACAAACGAGGTCGGGGTGGACTAATCCTTAATGGCGATATGGTATCATATCATTGCTTTAACTGCAACTTTAAGACTGGTTGGCAACCCGGATGGCATCTTAGTTACAAGATGCGGAAGTTTATGTCTTGGATTGGTATCGACGAAGGCGTAATTAAGCGATTAGTTTTTGAATCAATGCGCATTCGTGACGAAGAGGGTGTTGTTGAAACCGATAAGGAAGAAATCAATATTCACTTTGAACCGGAACCGTTGCCAGAAAAGGCGAAACGCATTGAAGAACTATTGACATTTTATGCTATCGCCGACTTTGAAACAATACCCGACGATTTAATGGATGTTGTTGCATACGCAGTTGAAAAACGTGGACTCACACACGAACAAGTTTCTGATATGTATTGGACACCTGAAAAAGTTTCCATAGCACAAAAAATGAATCGCCGACTTATTATCCCGTATAAGTGGAATAATGAAATCATCGGATATACTGCTCGTTGTATTGATGACAACAAGCAAATGAAATATTACAACAAATCGGATTCCAACTATGTATTCAATACTGACGCACAGATGCCCGATGCAAAAGTTGTGCTTGTTACCGAGGGTCCATTTGATGCTTTGGCTATTAACGGGGTGGCGATGCTTGGTAATGAAGTTAGTGAAACAAAAGCGGAAATCATCGATATGCTAAACCGAGAAGTTATAGTGGTGCCAGATCGGGGCGCACCGGGACAAAAGCTTGTAGACGTGGCATTGGAATGTGGCTGGAATGTAAGCTTTCCAGATTGGGAAGACCCCGATATCGATGATGTCAATGCCGCTGTATGTAAGTATGGAAAACTATATACATTCCAGCATATTATGGCACATAAGTATGATACGAGATTGAAGATTGAATTGACGAGGAAGAAGTATTGAGCGAATATACACCAGATTTACAACGACTATTTTTAGAAATGATGCTAGAAGATGCACAAAGTTATGTGCGAGTACAAGATATTTACAATGTAAGCAACTTTGATAGATCATTGCGCAAGGCTGCTGAGTTTATGGCTGAACACGCAGAGGCGCATAGCACACTGCCTACCAGAGAACAAATCAAAGCTAAGACCGGAACACAATTAGAACCCGTTCCAGAACTAACAGAGGAACATTACGATTGGTTTTTGAAGGAATTTGAAGGATTCACTAAATTTAGCGAGTTGAATCGTGCTATCTTGACAGCAGCAGATATGATTGAAAAGCAAGAATACGAGCCAATCGAAAAGCTAATTAAAGACGCAGTGCAAATATCATTGACTAAGGATATTGGGACGGATTATTTTGATAATCCCCGCGCCCGCCTACTGAAGTTGAGAGATAGCAATGGACAAAATTCTACGGGCTGGCCGACGCTTGACCGTCGCCTATATGGCGGATTTAACAAAGGTGAACTAAACATTTTCGCTGGTGGATCAGGATCGGGGAAGTCACTGTTTATGCAGAATATTGCCGTGAACTGGGTATTTAATGGTTTGAATGGCGTGTATATATCGCTGGAATTGGCTGAAGAGCTATGTGCGATGCGTATTGATAGTATGGTCACTGGCACACATTCGCGTGAAATCTTCAGGAACCTCGATGACGTTGAGTGGAAAGTTAAGAGTGCGGGTACGAAATCAGGTAGTCTTCAGATCAAATATATGCCATCGCAAAGCACTGTCAACAATATGCGTTCGTATCTTAAAGAGTTGCAAGTAAGAACGGGACGAAAGATTGACTTCCTTATGGTTGACTATCTTGATTTGTTGATGCCGGTTTCTGCAAAGGTATCTCCTAGTGACTTGTTTGTTAAGGACAAGTATGTGTCGGAAGAATTGCGCAACTTTGCCAAGGAACTTGATATATTATTTGTTACGGCATCCCAGCTAAACCGCACGGCGGTCGATGAAGTTGAATTCGATCATTCGATGATTTCGGGCGGTATTTCAAAGATTAATACGGCGGACAACCTGTTTGGTATTCGTACCACACGCAAAATGCGAGAACTAGGACGCTATCAAATCCAGCTTATGAAGACAAGATCATCGGGTGGTGTTGGGCAAACGATTGACCTTGGGTTTGATACCGAAACACTTCGCATTACTGACATAGGCGAGGAAGCTCAAGTCCTCGGAACCGAGCCGTCCAGTGACATCATGCAACGTATTAAAACCCGTCAAGAAGGCAACGAGGACAATGATGAACCTACGTTAATAGAACCAATGCATGTCAAAGCGGATGTTCAGTCATCCAAACTTACAGATATGCTGCAAGCGCTGAGTGGAAAAAGTTAATGATAGCCCCTAAATGTTTTGCTCCATGGACTAATATTGATATATCCCCGTCTGGTGAAATTTCACCATGGCATAGTGGATGTATCCGTTGTAAGATTGAAGAAGATCAAGAGCCGACAGAATGGTGACGGTGTACAAGAAGCAGAACCGATGGAACCGATGAAGATAAACGACGATACAAAGCGTCAAGAACTCAAAGATATGATATCGAAGTTGAACCGATAACGATGGACACAATAAAAGTAAGACTTAGCACTCGCAATGATTACGAGACTACCTGTGATTTCAACTTTAGGCTAGAGAGTAACCACTTCGTGAAAAAGTGGTTATCAAGATACAAAGAAGCACAACAGCGTGGGTATCCGATAAGCGAGCCGGATGCATTCTACAACCTCAATATGGATTGGTCTGAAAATCGTATATTGGATAATATAAATGAGTTGATTAGGCAGATGCCTAATATGTTTGGTGGCGTCGAACTAGGCAGCACCGACGATCAAGACACCCTAAATCACATCCATAGCGTATTTGAGATTTACCATGGTAGCTTAGACGCATGGCAAGGAAGTGGATTGACATTAGAGGAACAGCAAAGACTGAGCAAGGTAAACCAACTCGTACATCGTGCAGAGAACTTTGGTGCCGACAAAAGAATCAGGGTTGTGTGGTTTGATTTACCAAAAACAAAGACCTATGACATCGAAGATTATAAGCTGTTCCAAAACACCAAAGAGTTCGGCGGTGTATACGTTATGTATGCAGACGTGGGTAAGAACGTTGAGAGTTTAGCAAAGGACAACGACGATCATCACCATGACTTTGTTCCTAACCTACACTATAGCTCCGATTTCATAATCAGCTTTTCAGATACTAAGGATAACTCAGCCTTGTATGAACAGTATAAGATAGATAACTCAGAGTATTTTATAGACAAAGGTTACGATATTGGCGACCCTAGGCTAACCACGGGCAACATAAAGATAGCACAACTAGATTCCACACAGTCACAAGAAGACATCCTCGACACATTATCAAAATACAATCATGTTCAGTCCGTATATGTTATTTGATTTTGTTTATATAAATGTTTGAAAGCCATAAATACTGTATGCGTAAAAAAACAAGAAGCATCTTAGAAGAACTAGATCAACTAGCTACATCACGTGATAGAGTTCACGTATTGGAGAATCGTGCCACTAACATTATCGATTCGGCTATGAACCTTATCAATATGATTCACGAGAGTTACGATCAAGAAACAGCAGTAGATTTGGAGAAACGTCTTGTAAATGCTATACGCACACACGATCCAAAAAAGTTTACACGTGGTATAAGGAAAATGAAATGAGCGAAATGACAGACCTAATCGGCAAAATGGATGATATTATTAATGAAAATCCACAGTATGACAAAAACGATATGATGAGCGAGCAGTGGGCAGATTTATCCGTGAAGCTAAGTGATTTCATTGATTTTTATATCAAGAACAAGCATAATATCAATTTACAATCTGATATCAACGACGAAATTTATACATTGGATAGTATTAAAAGTTCGATTTCGAATAAGCTAAGTAGATAATATTATGGATTATGTATTTCCGAAGAATGATATTTTTGAAGGACTAGAAGACAAATGGTTGGAACACCGCACCTTCACTAGTCTTGAAATCACAGACGACCGTAAACTAAAGTTTATCGGTGGTGAGTTACAGGAAGCACGTTATATTCGTATTCCTAGAAACGCTGCTGGGCATACTATGGCTGATATGGGCGAAACATTCTTCGAACATATGATCATGCTTCAACAATTACGGTACGAAAATCCAGAAGCTGCCGCAAAGTACGCACAAGAAACCCTGAAGTTCTTTGACTTTAGTAACGTACGTAGTGGCGCAACCGACCTTCATAATATTGCATCTATTATTATGAATCCATCCAAATTTGCAGATACCGTGGGTACTGGCGAAAATATCAATATTCCTGAACTAGCGTTTAAGCGTTACTTGCGTGACGTTAAGGCAGGAAATGCCAATCCCGGTTTAGACCGTCAGTTCTTCTTGAAGATGGAAAAGTCACTTGGTATTAAGAACGGTATTCTGAAACGTATGCGTCGTATTGCACAAGATTATACGATGGCAACCCCTTCTGAGCGTAATATGATTGCGACACGACTGACACTGCATTTTCGTCAAGATAGACGATTTATGAGTGATATTTTCAAGCCTTGGAAAGAAACCACTAAAAATATGGTGCCAAGTTCTGAAACCGTAAAATCAGCAGAAAAACAAGGTCACAAAATCCCCGGATGGGTTAAAACCGCCGCCGCCATGGCTGGTGCTTATTATGTAGGGCATAAGCTTGGCAGTATTATGATGTAAAAAAATAAGTTTTTTGCTTATTTGCATAAATAAAAGTAAGTGAAACGAAGTGTTTCACAATATATATATTTTAGATAGGAATTAATAAAATGGCAACAATCACACGTACAAATGGTGATGCATATGCAGTAGTATACAAGGACACGTCCGCTAAAGGCGCTGATCCAATCACAGCTGACGAAACAGTAATCTTTGAAGGTCCAGCACTTGACTTCTTCAAAGTTATCGTAGCAAACGGTTCTGATACAGTAACCGACATTACTGGAGAAATGGGCGCAACTGAAGCAGTTGAAGATATTCTTCGCACGGTTCAAACAAAAGGTACTCTTGCTATGTACCAAGTTGAAGGTGACGCAACTGGTCAGATTTCAGTAGCTGTTTACCCAACAGGTGCTTGGACAGCAGCAGCACTTCAGACGGCAATTCGTGCTACAACGCCGAACTCGCTTGACGTTTCTGGTGCGCTTGTAACAGCACCGGGCTTTGACCTAGCTTAACTCTAACTATAACATGCAAAAATCCCATAATGGGATTTTTGTTTGTTCATTTCAAAGAAGCAGATAAAATATATGACACCATCAACCAGTTTGATAGAGAAAATAAAAGAATATCCCGGTTTAATAAATGCCGCTGGTAAAATTAATGGGAATATTTCAAAAGGTTCGTTTCTGGAAACCGATTTATATAAATCTATATATTCAGCAACCTCATTTCTTGAATCCAATGATTCTCTTGCCGTTCGGGTATATTGTGTGGAACATAATATAACGACCCGCCCGGTATGTGGGGTATGTGCCGCCCCCGTTAAATTCAAATCAAAAAAATTTAACGATTATTGTTCGGTGAAATGCGGAGCGGCAGCGACCCCAACCCGAAACAAACGATTAAAGTCATGTCGTGAAAAATACGGGGTTGATAATCCATCTAAATCTATCGACGTTCAGCAAAAACGAACAGCGACCGTTCAATCTAAATATGGAGTTGATAACCCTTTTCAGTCGGAAAAAATAAAAGAGAAAATTAAAAAATCATTTATTGACACGCACGGAGTGAATAATCCATCGCAACTCGAAACTATTAAAAATAAAAAACGACAAACATCCATTGAAAGATACGGAATACCAAATCCACAATCATTGATTAGTGTTCAAGAAAAGAGTATGAACACTAATCAAGAAAGATTCGGAACGATGTGGCCAAGTCAGTCACCCGCCATACAAGATAAAATTAAAGAAACAATCAATAATCGTTATAATGCCGATAACTATTTTTCATCAGATGTATATTTAACTAAACAGAAATCTGACTTCATGACAACTATTGGTGATAGGGTGAAAGGTAAATTACGCCCACGGTTTACTGAATTTGAAGGGGTGCATCATCAGTATGAATGGGAATGTATTGAATGTAGTAATATATTCGTTGATAATTTAATTTCTGGTAAAATGCCAAGATGTACACAATGTTTTCCTATTACATCATCTATGTGGGAATCCGAAGTAAGAGAATTTGTGGATGGTAGTTTGAACAATAGATATTTAATACCACCATTGGAAATAGATATTTTTATCCCAGAACATAATATAGCAATCGAATGCAATGGTATATACTGGCATTCTGAAAATAATGGCAAAAATAGAAAATATCATTTAAGCAAAACTGAAGAATGTTCCAAAAAAGGAATCCGTCTTATTCATATTTTAGACAATGAATGGAATGACAATAAACATATAGTTAAATCTAGATTAAATTCTATTATGGGGAGACAGAGTGTTATATATGCGAGAAAATGCAATATTAAACAAGTATCTTCGCGTGAGTCAAAGGTCTTTTTAAACGATAATCATTTGCAGGGAAATGTTAGATCATCAGTACGTATTGGGCTGTATTATGATGACAAACTTGTATCATTGATGACTTTTGGTAAATCTAGGTTTAATAAAAAATATGATTATGAAATGCTGAGATTTTGTACAATTTGTGATATGACTGTTGTTGGTGGTGCGGGAAAGCTTTTAAAGAGCTTTATTAATAGTTATACACCTAAGTCTATTATATCATATAGTGATAGAAGATGGTCTAATGGTGGATTATATGAATCATTGGGCTTCACATTTATTAACAATTCATCGCCGAATTATAGATATACAAATGATTATAAAAGTCTATACAGCCGTCATGTATTTCAAAAGCATAAATTGTCAAATATATTAGCAAACTTTAATCCAGCACAAACCGAATGGGAAAATATGAGGGCACATGGGTATGATCGTATATGGGACTGTGGGAACGGTGTGTGGGTTTTGAATTTATGAAAACCCTTCATTGTCTTTACCAACATCTCGATATAAAGCCTGTTCCATTATCGCAAGTATCATTGGCTAGTTATCATATGGATGAACGGTGGAAACATCGTGACCTTCCGAGTATAACAAATGATGGTATGTGGTATCCCGTATTGTACGACCGAGTGACACCTGAATGGTGGGATAATACATTTACTGGTTGCTTTAGTTACAGAGAAGACTGGAAGTTCATTAATCCGCCTACCATTCATTCGGATGGTTTCATTTATTTGATTCGTATCGGTAATAATCGCATACAGGTAGCCGAGCATCTTGAGTATGATGCTATTGATGGCATATACTTTCCAATCCTTAAAGACCTTATAGAGTTCAATCAGCGTATTAAAACTGAAAGACCTTATAGAGTTCAATCAGCGTATTAAAACTGAAGACCCATATAATGTCCGATAAATACGATATGGATGATTCTAGATCGCACGGCTTATCTGAAGCTAATCGGCAGGGATTGCGTGATTATATACGTGGGTATACGCTTGTTGATATTACTAACACTGGCGTATTGGCGCAATATCGCAAAACTGGTGCGTTTATGGATAATGCTAATCAGGTAGTCACTGAGAAAGAGTCGTGGGAACGATCAAGAAACCAACAACGTAACTGGGAAACATTCGTTCAGTTGGCATCTATGATTACCCAACCAACAATACTCAAAACACCTAGTTCGTCGATGCAAGACTTATCTGCCCATTCATTTTCGTATAACGGGACGGCGATGGTATGGGAGTTCATCCTTGGTGCCGAGCAGACGAGCGTATTCGATAATAAGTTTCCAGCAGGGCGATTGGCTGAAATGTGTCATAAAATACCCGTAGTAGTAGGATTAAAAGAAACAGTAGATTTTGCAGTACCGATGTTCAACACAAGTGGTAATATCAATCTCTATTTTGAAAAAGTTTCTTTTTGATAAATACCAGTATGTTATTACGACAACTATTAGAATATCGCATAGATGAAGCGTTACAGGATTTTAACTATGATATGGTTAAGACCGTAGTGGATATGTTTAATACGACGGCAGAGGCAGCACACATCGTGGTTAACCGTTTACAAGATGTAGATGGTGAAAAACTAGCCGATTTACTATTACGCAACGACCGCCGAGGTCTAGCACAATGGTATACTGAAGTATCTAGTAGTGTTGATGAAGGAATGGCTTGGGCTAAAAGTGGCAACAAGGTAGTTCGTAAGTTTCGTTGCACTGGTGGACCAAGGCACGGACGGGTTGTAAGTAAACCAGCACAATGTTTTGCGCCACCTGATATTAAGAAACGTATGAAACTAAAGCAGACAAGAGCTGCAAAAGGTGCTAAGATGGCACGTAAGCGTAAAAAAACAATGAGAACAAACGCCGCATCAAAACGAGTACAGGCATTAAATAAGAAATAGGAAATACAATGAGTGATTTAAGAAAATTAATGGAACGTATGGATAGAATCAATGAAGACCGTGAGCCGTATATGGTTATGATTGGCGGTGGCGTAAGTGATTTATACAGTACGCCTGAAGCTTCAACCCCTGAACAGGCGGCTACATTATTTTTTAAAGCACAACAAAAGTCACCACTTGATGTTGCAATCACGGGCGACGAAGATGCCATGCAAGCGTTGGTCGTATGGGCACAGCAGAATAAAGAACAGATTGCGCATATTATGCACAAAACAGGCGCTGATAAAGTGTTTTACGTAGATGAGTGGATTAAGCTACTTGATGGAATATCTTATGATAGTCTGTCGGGTCAAGTATATCCGTTCGATAGGGGTTAAAAATGAAGATTAATGAAGTGTTAAAGTTCCGTGAAAGCTTGGATGATGTCGAGTTTCAGCCGACACAAACAACTACTATGAAACAGAATGGCAATGAAATCAACACTAATATGGATGACCCATCAACGTCAACGCTTGTCCGTAATAAACAGACAAAGAAGTTAGAAGTGATTGAGCCGGGTCAAACTGCCAATAAAGCACAGTATGATAATGTAGACGATGGCGATGAGCAAAAGCAAAAGCAAGTCCAAGTCGAACTTGAAAAGCAAAAGAAAGAACAAGAGCGTGAAGCACAAAAAGCAACGCTGAATGCCAGACGAGTGCAGAATCAAACACAACAGCAATCTACAACCACGGGAGTATGATATGCGTTTCGTGGAAATTTCAAACGGGATTCCAGCTTACATAACTAATGAAGAGGCTAGTGTGTCAGCCGATGTTGACAGATTAGGAAAGGTTACTCAAAGTGGATTAAGCGAGCAATATTTAGATGTTGTTAATCGTTTGGTTAGCAAAAATGTATTAACTCGTCGCAGAAATGGAAAGGATGTTTACTATGTCAGAAACAAATCTGAATAACGTCATTCAACGTTTGCTTATGGAAGCAAGCGATTATCTTATTATTAGTCAGACTGGTGACACGGTTAAGGTCGGACCTTATCTAATCAAGGAAGATGATGCAATGTTCGCCATCACCCGCAATGATATCGTGTTTGACGAGTTCAATAGTAAGAAGGCGGCGATTGCATATGCCATTACTATCTATAACAAACATAAGACCAAATCAGATACAATAAAACAATACGACATTAAAATAGGTAAATATCGTGATGATATTATGTTCTATCGCCGCGGCGTCGTTAATGCGCAAAAACACAAGGATAGCTTTAAGGAAGATGTTATGGCGAATCGCCTAGAAAGTGCATTTACCGACTTAGCCAGAGCAAAACAATCATTGCTTCGTGAAATAAAAAATATAGATTTCGCATAAATATATAAAACAGAGGACTCTTTGCAAATGAAACTTAAAAACTTTAACAAGACTATGACAAGCGAAACACTTAACAACTCCTTGAAAGAGAAGTTCGGATACCGTGTTAACTTGGACACACTCCCACTAGATAAAGCACAAAAGATGCTTATCTCGGTAAATGAAAGCCTAGCAGCAGCAGTTAAGAAGCAAGGCGAAAAAGCCCGCACTTCTAAAACATATGCTGAAAAGAAACTTATTTCCGAAACACTTTCGGCATTTGTCGGCGAAAAGAAATCGAAAATTATTATCGAACGACGCCGTTCACTTCTAAAGCGTAAGCTAAACGAAGCCGAAGCACAGGAAGCTGAAGTTCTTCTAGCATCAAAGGATATGGTTGACCGTATTCAGAAGATGATTGAAGACCTTGGCGCAATGCAAAACGAACAGTTACAGCCACTCGTTGATTCTGTTCGTCAAACAATGGGCGAAGAAACAGCTATGTCATTCGAATCAACGATGCAAAATGCTATTAACTCAGCAATGGACGCAGTTCGCACAGCACGTACCGAAGCAGACAGCGCATCACGTATTCTTAGTGGCGATCCAGCACCAGACGCAGACCAGACAATGGGCGGCGAAATGGGCATGGACGATATGGACGGCATGGATGATGGAATGGGAATGGAGCCAGAAATGGCACCAACCGATGATATTGAACCAGAGCCAGAAGCAGTTGGTGGACGTGAAAAGCGTGATGATGTTGAACTAGACCTTTCGGGTCTATAAGGAGCATCACGTGAGACTATTCGAGTTTAACTCAAAGAATGCAAGAATAATCAGTCTTGTATCGCAACTACAACGGAAAGCGGAAGGCAAAGAGTCCGCTAAAATCCGTATGGGTTCGTTCAAGAAAATGCTGAAGAATATGGGCATCTCTATGAGTAATCAAGGACTCGAATCACTTGTCGGAACCGATCCAGCATTTGGTAAACTTGTCACTTCCGTTGACGACCAATACCTTACACTCAATATGACTGGCGAAGAGCCAGATATGGATATGGGTATGGATGATGATATGGGCGACTTGGATATGGAACTAGGTGACGAAGAGCCAGTAGATGATATGGGAATGGATATGGGAATGGATGATGATGTTGGTGCAACCACCGACGATTTTGAAGACCCGATGATGCAAGGCGGTAACGCAGCTGGTGCATCGCAAAATGCAGTTCCCAATATGGCTAAACGTGCACTCTCAAGGAGAACATAATGAACTTTAAAAAACTACTAGAATCATTTAATGACATTGAAGAAGGTCACGACGAAGATGTTGCGGCATCCAACAAGCGAGACAGTGATTTCTATAAATCACGTGAAGACAAATACGAATGTCCTAAATGCGGGCTTGGGTTGGACGGGTGTAAGTGCGACGAAGAAATCGATGAAGCAGATTTTCGCAATATGAAACCTGATAGTGCGTTTGGCGACGATGAAGAAGCAGCCGCAAACTTACGCTGGCACCTTGAGCAAGCTGAAAAATACGCAATGGAACTCGGAAACCAAGAGATTGCATCCGCAGTAAATAGTTTTCTTGAAGTATCAAGGAAGTAAACAATGACATTTTTCCCTACAGCAGCACAAGCAAGAGAACGTGGACAAGGCAATCGAGTAATACTCGAAGAAGTTATGCTTCTCGAAATCGCAGTAACTGAAGCTATTGTCGCAGGAAATCTAACCATTGATTTCGGCGGCGCACTAACCGATTCATCAGTATCAGCCACAACCATTAGCGGAACATCAGTATCTGCAAGCACAATGACAGCAGAGAATGCTACGGGTCAATCATACTACAATGTATGGAAAGGCACGATTACTGATGCAGCAAAGACAGAGCAAATGCGTGAAGTGATTGTATGGTTCGAAGGTAAGGGCTACACTATTTCTCGTAAGTCATCTAATAGCACAACATTCTATTGGCAGCTGACGTGGTGATTATTATATTGACTTGACTATATCCAAATATGGTATAATAGTCTATGTTAAAATCAATTTACAATTACAAACCCATCAATAGGAAGACAGTAAACGGCAAGCGGCATTATGTGACGCCTGACGGTACTCCCGTTGCATCAGTAACTACCATCTTATCAGCTACCAAACCACAAGCGGATTGGAAGAAGCTAAACGATTGGAAAAAAAGAACCGATGCTATTCACGGCAAAGGCACTGCACAAAAAATTACCAAGGAAGCAGCAGACCGTGGAACTAAAATGCACACATATCTTGAAGAATATTGTATCAATGATAGCATCGAAGAAACAATCAAGAAACAAAAATCACCACGTGAAACAATCCTAACATCACAAGGATATAAGATGGCGAATATCGTCATTGATGAGGGCTTGAATAAACTAGATGAATGCTGGGCAGTAGAGGCACCATTATATTACAGTGGATTATATGCTGGTACAACCGATGCTGTCGGTATATTTGAAGGAACTGAATCTATTGTTGACTTCAAACAATCAAACAAACCAAAGAAACGTGAATGGATTGACGACTACTTTATGCAACTATGTGCATACGGAGAAGCCCACAACGATATGTTCGGGACGAATATTCGCAGTGGTGTCATTCTAATGTGTACAAAGGATTTGATGTTTCAGCGATTTGATCTGACAGGTGCCGAATACGACAAGTATATGCATATGTGGTGGGATAGAGTGGATCAATATTACTCTCACTTGCGTAAACTGCAATCGCTTCAATAATAATAACGTCAAGGGTCGAGTTGAGTTTGCATACGACTTATATAAGCCTTGGTCTGAACAAATCAGCTTTGGGCATATCGGTATTATCGGTGGCGAACCATTACTGCATCCAAACTTAAAACATTGGGTAGAAGGTATACGTTCTCTATGGCGTGAACCATCTATTCTTATCACTAGTAACGGTACTCAAATAAACAAACATCCTGATTTATTCGATTTTTGTATTAAGAACAATGCCGTACTAGAGATAAGTTTTCACGAAGAAAAAGTTGATGCGTATATATGGGATGAAATAGAAAAGTTCAAACGTCACGGAACTAACTGGCAAACAATCCACACGATTAATAAATTTCCTGACCGAGATGGCAATGAAATAGAATTAGCTAATTCTCAATTAATGTGCGATGAAGGATTTATAATTCAAATAACTGACGCACACACCTTCCAAAATATACAAATAAAAGAGTGGGTAAACGGCAAACCTATGCCGTACGACTTCGGGCTTCTTTAATCTATCAATATCATCAATACTTGTGTGGGGGATGTATTGATATAGTTTATCCCATCCTCGCCATACCCGTATTGTTCAAAATAGTTGGTTACTGATGGCATAAACCCGCACTTGTATAGTTTCCCATCATAAAAAGTATGCGAGTTTTTCATACCACATATACATAATGCGATTATTGTGGTATGTGGGTCGTGTCCTTCATACTATAAATTTGGCAAAGTAAATACAGATTTTAAATAACTTTTTTGATAAATACTTCAAAGCGAGGATTTATCAGTGGCTATTACGCAAATTTCAAGAATTACGCATCGGAAAGGTACAAACGAAAACCTTCCACAACTTGCCGTTGGCGAGTTCGGATGGTCTGTGGACACACGACAGTTATATATTGGTAACGGCGGCGACGATGCTCCTTCGATTCAAAACATTCAAATCCTAACAGAAAACTCAAGTGTCGGTGAAACATCAAGTTACACCTATGCCGATAGTGATATTGGATATACAGCACAAACTGGCGTAAGCTCTAGTTCTCCTACCGTGCGTTCATTACAGGATAAACTAGACGACTTCGTTACCGTTCGTGATTATGGCGCACTGGGCGATGGTGCTACCGACGACACTGATGCGATTAACCGTGCATTAACCGATATATTCGTTACGCAAACATTCCAAGCCACACGCCGCAGATTGTTCTTTCCCGCAGGAACATATATTGTGCAAACCGATGCAATCAGAATACCAGCATATGCTACACTCGTAGGCGAAGGAACACGTTCATCTATTATTAAGAGAACTGGTTCGGCTATCACTAATGTAGCACAAACCGCCGATAGTAAAAACCAAATAGGTGCAAACATCGCTACTGCTGGTGCGACACAACCACGTGATATTACCATTATGAATATGGTATTTGAAGCTGGTGCCGATACAGATTGCTTCCTTGTAGACCAAGTTAATAATATGCATTTCGATAACTGCACATTCATTGGTGATAAATCAGCATCTATTCCAACGACACTAGGTACAGGCAAAGCATGTGTGCGCATAGAAAGCCTTGGCGCAAAGTATTCCACTAATATTAAGTTCAACAACTGTATTTTTGAAAATAACTCGTATGGTGCACAAATCGATGATGAAGTTCGTTCAGTTGTGTTTTCTGGATGTCGCTTTGAAAACTTATTCAAAGGCGCAGTGATTGGACTTGATGATTCAAGTACAACCCCAAAGGGTGTTAAAATCATTAACTCAACCTTTGATAATGTGTATGACCGTGGTATCCACGTTTATGACGGCAAGGTTTCCACCGCATTCAACTTCTTTAATGACGTTGGCAATAGTGGCGCAGGTGCTGGCTCACCAGCCACGCCTGTTATTGATTTCCTTTCTGGCGATTGCTATAGTATCGGTGATATATTTGAACGTTCGAACGCAGATGACGCTACCTTTGCTCGCATTGAAAACAATGGCGCAGCATCGTTGTCATTTGACCAAGAGCGTATGAAGTTTGGTAAACTAGAAAGAACACCGGGCGCAACTATATCATTAGTTGATACAGCATCAGCTATCGTAACCGCAGGGTTGTCGTTCAGTGATACCAACGAAAAGTATGTCGAGATTGAATATACTATTACACGAGGTTCAGCCGTGCGCAATGGTGTCCTTCGTATCACACACGATAGTTCAAACCAAGTGCTTAGTGAAGAATATGACGAAAACAATGGCGATGTTGGATTTAACTTCAGCCTTGTTAATGCCGCTGGCACAACAACATTATATTACTACACTGATACGGGTGCCGATGCGACTATGACATACAGCATCCGCACATTTGTATAACCGCATTTAAACAAGTCTAAATACCTTTATGTTCAACCTTTCTTCGGAAGAAAGACTTAAATACTGGCGTAGATTTCGTATGGACCTTGATGGCTCCGATACACTTCAATGCTTACAGGATGTTGCTACTTTATGGTCAACCGCACCTTTAAGTAATCAATACTTTGCAAGCGACCTACCAGAAACTTGGCCAACCGCTTGGGAACTCATTAATGACAATCATTATGATGATGTTGGCGTGGCTCTTGGTATATTTTATACAATATTATATAGCGAACTATTCGATAAAAATGATATAATATATAGTGTTTATAAGCTTCCAGAAGGAATAACCAATACAGTAATGGTTCAAGATTATGTTCTAAATTATGACTATGGGCAAGTAATAAGTAAAGAACAAATTGAAATATTGCCACTATTTCAATACGATTCCAAAGACATAGACAAACAATAATCTAATTTATTTTTATATGGAAGTACGTATATCAGGAGTGGTATAATAACTATATTAAATAATTACAGGAAAATAAAAATGAAAAATAAAGGTTTTACTTACGAAGATACAGTTGTAGCTTGCGGCACCTCGCTTATTTCTAGCTTGGGCTTAACTACCGATATGTCAATACTCGCAGGTGGCAACTCTAAGAACCACGACTTGTCCATTATGAATACCAAGTCTGGCGACGCTCTCAATCTAGAACTTAAATTAAATATGAATGCTCAGTTGGGCGGAACATCTATCCAATACAAAACCAGCGATAATTCATTAAACGCAATCAATCCACTTGGTGACAACGTGTTGCCCGTGCTTAATGAAAATAATAAAACTGAATCTTATGCAAAGTTAGTCGAATCCGTCAACGATGTTAGTCTAATCAAAAATGACGGGTTTCCGTTTACAGTAGATGTAGAAGCGTGGGATAAGTTCAATAAGAATCCAATTCGCAAAGATTGCACTACACACGTGAAATACGAAGATTGCACATTCATCAGAAATTATTTGATGTCAAAGGGCGATAACTATATTCAAATCGGCGGTCTTGGGCTGTATCACGTCGGTGCTGATACATTAAATTTAGGGACACCGCTTTTTGATGGTCCTAATAAATCTGAGATTGAAACAAGACCTAGTGGTTCACGCTTGAGCAAGAAATTAAACTTAAAAGTTCGGTCAGTCGGTTTAAGGGTTCAGTATAGACTTACTGACAAAAAATATTGGAAAAACTATAAATCGACCGTCAATCTCGACAACCCAGATGATCTAAAAATGATTATAACAAAGATGAAAAAATAATGAGAAAAGTATTCGAAACGGACAATATAACACTTTATCATGGCGATGTTACTGATATCAGTGATGTAAGTTTCACTTCGTTGGTAACGTCGCCGCCTTATGCCGAACAGCGCAAAAAATTCTATAATGGAGTGAGTGAAGATAAATATCCAGCATGGACAACCGATTGGATGAGTAAGGTAAAGCCGTTGATTTCCGACACAGGAAGTTGTTTGATTAACATTCGTGAAAATATTTCAAAAGGCGAAATATCAGATTACGTTTTGAGAACACGACTGGCTGTTAGAGAAAGTGGATGGAAAGAATGTGAAGAACTTATTTGGATCAAACCAGATGGCCCCCCTGTCGGCAATATCAACCGACCAAGACGATCATGGGAAAGAATTCTGTGGTTTTCTAACACAGGCAAACCGAACGCATACCCAAAGGCTAACGGCACATTCTCCAAAAATATCTCGTTTCGTAAACAAGATGTTGGACAATCACTAAAACAATGGGGCAGTGGGTTCACCGATGATAAAGAACCACAGGCAGGGTTTACCCGATGTAAAGATTATGTTGAAATCTCTGTATCAAATAATGCCAAAAAAGAACATAGCCATCCAGCAGCATATCCAGTGCCATTGGCAGAATGGATGTTGAAGCTGGTATCAGTAGAAGGGGATACTATTCTTGACCCGTTTTCTGGTAGTGGCACGACAGGGATCGCCGCCGTAAATAATGGTAGAAAATATATTGGAATTGATAACTCTCTTGAGTATTTGGATATGACAATAGAACGATATAAAAAGATAGGATTAATATGACAGACATAACTGTAACAAAACGCACAGGGGATAAAGAAACACTTGATATTGAAAAACTACATAAGGTAGTATTCAATGCGTGTGATGGCATTACAGGAGTGTCGCCTTCAGAAGTAGAAATTCGTTCCCAAATCCAATTCTATAATGGCATTAAATCAACCGACATTCAAGAAACATTAATCAAATCAGCAGCAGATTTAATCTCCGAAGAGACACCAAACTACCAATATGTTGGCGGTCGTCTGATTAACTATCATCTACGTAAACAAGTATACGGACAATATGAACCGTGGGCATTGCGTCAACTGGTAGAGAAGAATGTTAAGAGTGGTTTTTATGACCCCGAACTTCTATCTGCATACGATGAAAAAGAATATGAACTACTAAACTCATACATCCGACACGTCCGAGATAATGACCTAACATACGCCGCTATGGAACAGTTTAGAGGCAAGTATCTTGTCCAAAACCGTGTCACTAAAGAAATCTTCGAAACACCACAAATGTGCTATATGCTAGTAGCAATGAGCCTATTCAGTCATTATGAAAAAGACAGACTACAATGGGTAAAAGATTATTACGATGCTATATCAACATTTGATATCTCGTTGCCTACACCTATTATGGCTGGTGTACGAACACCGCAACGACAATTCAGTTCGTGTGTGTTAATCGAAACAGGCGATTCATTGGATTCCATTAATGCGTCATCTTCCGCTATTGTGAAATATGTATCACAAAAGGCTGGCATCGGTATCGGCGCTGGTAGTATTCGTGCTATCGGTGCGTCTATTCGTAATGGCGATGCATATCATACAGGTGTCATTCCGTTCTTTAAGCATTTCCAAACCGCAGTAAAATCATGTTGTCTAAAACCAGATACTTATGTGGAAATTCTTGATGAAACTGATGATTTGGAACGCAAGGGGGAGTAAGTGCAATGAATATGCCCGGAGTTCAAGAGAAACATAAAATATCATGTCCCTTTGGATGCAAAGATGGTCACAAATTTATGGCTGGAAATTTTACTAATCATATGACAAAAATTCATGAATGGACTACAGAAGAAATCAAAAGGTATAAAAAAAATGACAAAAAAATCTAAGAGAATTAAATTATCGGACCTTCGGGCGGGTATGAAAATAAAAACAAAAGATAAAGATAAAGATATTATTGTTTTCAAACAAGTTACAGATGTATGGAACACCATAGTTCAAAAGTCTGCCCAACGAAAGTTGGAATTTACTAATGGAACAGTAATTCACTGTTCAGAAAACCACCCTATCATGATTCAACTGGGTAGCAATGTGGTAGAGAAGAAACCAGATGAAATAACAGAGCTTGATGAAATCATCACTGACAACGGAGTTACCTATCTTTATTCATGTGAAAACGATAATCAAACAGAAGATTACATTGATATTACAGTAGAGGACACTCACACTTTCTTTGCGTCCGAGACACACGATGGTGAAATGGTACTCACTCATAATTCACAAGGCGGTGTGCGTGGTGGGTGTGTTAGCGCAGATTCTTATGTAAAAACGTGTTCTGGGTTAGAACATGCAGGAAAATTTTATAATATTTCCGACACTATTCGTATAAATAACAATGAGGTTAGTGTAAAACATTTAATAGATACATTGGCCAATATGACAAATGAGGAAATAAAAAATGCATCAATGCAAATGCGTTTATTAACGAATAATACAAAAATAACAAATGTCAGTGAGGGTGAGTATGTCCTCTCCCGAAATATTGAATCAGGCATGGATGAATATAACTTTGTTAAAGCCACCATGCGACCGTTTGTGCCATCAACAAATCAAATACAAATCATGCTTGAAAATGGCACATCTGTCATTACAAGCACGATTCATCCAACCCTTGTCTTTAGAAACGAAATTTGGGATTATGTGGATGCCGAACATCTTGTAGTTGGGGATATTTGTTGGACAAACACCGAAAAATCTACAATCACAAAACTTCGTCCTGCCAATATTACCCCGGAATTTGCTGATTTTTCAGTAGATGTTACCGAGAATTATTACGCCGGGAAAAATCCAGATAAGATGATGGTTGTTCATAATAGTGCAACACTTCATTATCCCATCTGGCATTATGAAGTAGAAGACCTACTCGTGCTAAAGAACAACAAAGGCACCGACGATAATCGTGTGCGCCACATTGATTACTCAGTGCAGTTCAGTAAGTTGTTTTATGAGCGCCTTATCCAAAATGCCGATATTACATTATTCAGCCCAAGCGATGTTCCGGGCCTATACGAATCCTTCTTTAATGATCAAGATAAGTTCAAAGAACTATACGAACGTGCTGAAAAGAATAACTACATTCGCAAGAAACGTGTAAAAGCATCAGAACTGTTCTCTGCATTTATGGAAGAACGAAAGAATACTGGTCGTATATATCTTATGAATGTAGATAACGTCAACGACCATTCATCATTCAAACCAGATGTAGCCGCAGTGCGTATGAGTAATCTTTGTCTGGTAGCAGATACTAAGATAACGGTAAAATGTGATAATGAAATCTTTTCAATCGAAATTCACGAAGTAGATAAATTCATTAAGAAATATGAAACAGTTTTGGTTAAGTCATATAATACCAAGACAAATACCGTTGAGTTTCAATCTATAACTGCGTTTGGTATGACGAATCCAGACGCGGAGCTTTATAAGGTTGAAACAGATGATGGTATGCAGTCAGTTGTCTGCACGGGCGATCATTTGTTTTGGACAGAAAACAGAGGGTATGTTGCTGCTAGGGAATTAACGGAAACTGATGTTCTATTGTCATTTCTAGACATAAAGGATAAATATGCCTCGGATACTAATAAGCAATATACGTGGGTTACTAAAGACGATGAGAACAAGAGAATTCATAAAGATAAGTTGAATAAACATTTAGAAACTGGATGGAAACAAGGAAGAATGATAAATGGCAAAAGTAACTAAATTAGCAAAACGAGAAGCCGTATACGACATAACAGTAAAAGACACAGAAAACTTTTTTGCTAACGATGTGTTGGTTCATAACTGTCAAGAGATTGCCCTACCAACTAAGCCACTTATAGATTTAAAAGACGAGGATGGATTGATTGCTTTATGTACATTGTCGGCTATGAATTGGGGAAATGTTAAAGAACCATCAGACTTCAAGCGTCCTTGTGAACTTGCGGTGCGTGGACTAGACGCATTACTTGATTACCAGAAGTATCCAGTGCTTGCTGCTGAACTACATTCAAAAGGTTATAGACCATTAGGTGTAGGGATCATCAACCTAGCATACTTCCTTGCCAAGCACGACTCATCATATTCTGAACCAAACTTGGAGTTGATTGACGAGTATGCCGAAGCGTGGAGTTACTATCTTATCAAAGCAAGCGCAGACCTTGCTGCCGAAAAAGGTGCATGTAAACTAAATGCAAACACCCGATACAGTGATGGTATCCTGCCCATTGACACATACAAGAAGACGGTTGATGAGTTGGTCC